CTACTGGAAATTGGTTGGTGAACTCGACATCGCCGTAAAAAACATTGTCATTTCGTGCTCTGAAAAGAAGTTCGATAGCTTTGGAAAAAAGCGCAGTTGGATGGACCGCAAGCAGTCCTATTTGCTGTGTATGCACAATCCTGTGTATGTGCAGGACAATGCGCTGCTGGTTATCGCGGCCGACAAGCTGCACAACGTCAGCGATACCATTGACGGACTCAAGGCTTCAGGCAAGGAATCGCTGAAGGCTTTCGGCGCTGGCGCCTTTGAAATCGGCTGGTACTACTCGTCCATGCTGAACGCGCTGAAGGCCCGACTGGCAGAGCTTGACCATGACGAGGCCAAGAAGCTGAATAACGTGCTCTACCTGCTGGACGAGCAGACGCGCACACTGCTGCGGATGCTGGCCCCCATCATCGCCGATCACGCCAACTCGCTAGACAAATCCGACCCATCCACGCGGCGCACCGTCGACCAGATGGATGGCGTGATGGTCGGTAATGTTTTCGAGAAGCTTTATGCGGCCCATGGTGACCCGGATAACCTGGGCATGTTCCAGCGCATCCTGCCTACTCTCGTTGAAGCCGACAACTACTCCATCTGCATCAAGTACATCATGGGGGTTTGCTTCTGTGAAGTGACCACGGCCACCACGATGATTCTGGAGCGTGGCCGCGACTCCATCGAAGTTTTCCGCCGCCTGTGGCTGAAGCTGGCGTTTGGCCCGCGCGCCACCTACGAGTTGGACCGCATTGAGCAGTACGGCAGCAATGCCGTGCTCAGCGAAAGCGATATCCCCTTCTGAGGTAACAATGGCAAGAATCAGCATTTTAAGGCTTATCGCTGGGATGACTGGCGCCATGTTTGGCGGTATGCCAGCCGAGCGCCAGCCCCAGTTCAATAAAAAGGGAGACGGGAAAAAGTCCTGTCTCGAATGCGGAAAGGTGCACGCGCAGCATAACAAAAGCTTTTGCAGCGCGGAGTGCCACCGGGTTTATACCGAGCGCGAGAAGGCGGAGCGCAAGGCGGCAAGAAAGGTGACGAAATGAAAAAATGTACCAATGGTACTCGCCATAAATGGACGTTCGTAAAAAACGTGACCATCCGGCAGGAATCACTCAGCACTATTCAGCTTTCAAAGCGCGGTTTTTATAAATGCGCGTGTGGCGAAGGAAAGATAGGCGCCTACAAGATGGAAACCACAAAATGAGCCTCACCTACCTGAAAAATGCCTGCTGGGCCGCCCTCGAGCGCGATTGTACGCAGTATCTGATTTCCAATGCTGACGGCCGCGAGGATGGAGCGCTCAAGGCGCATATGCACGATCAGCTCTGCCGTTTCATGGTGGCGGCCATCCATGGCGGAGATACCGACAGCGTGCGTCTTGACTTCGACGAGGCATGGCATGCGGTACACGATGGCACGCAGGCCCTGACTGATCATCTTGATACGGAATTGGGTTTTCCTGTCAGCGGCCGGCCTGAATATGAAACCATGGTTCCGAAGTTTTTTGACCGGTTTTTCACGCTGGCCATGACGGCTATGGGTATCGTCGTTCCTGATGGATGGACAACAACGGTCAATCGTCTTGAGGTTGGTGAAAGCGAAAGCGGCCTTTACGTTTATGGAACTGCTGAATCAGTAAATGCTGTTCGTGACTGGATGATTATGCGCGATAAGCAAGCCACTGATAGCGTGAAAATATTGACCGAACAGTTAACGGAAAAAAGAGAAGCGCTTATGGTGCTTCCTGAAGGCTTTGAACTCGGCGATATTGCAGATACAGCGAATTCCTTGCTGGGTTATGAGAAGACCATCGCTGTTGGCCATGAAGATGATGCCTACAACACCGTCGAATCGACCACGGCCTACGCATCCCGCTTCCTGCAGGCCTTTATTAAGATGCAGGCTGCCATACCCAAGGGATGGAAAGCCAAAGCCGTTTTGATTCGCGCGAACGGCGATGCCGACGTGACCAACAAAATGAAGCGGGAGTGCATCGGCGAGTTTCATGTCGATGTTGACGAAGAGTGTCAGGACTGCGGCGGCTCCGGCTTCGTTGACGATGGCCTCTCGCAGACGGCCTGCACCACCTGCGACAACGAAGGCACGGTGACCAACAAGAAGGATATCCCCTGGACTACGATCAAGGATATCTATAAGCGCATGGTGGCTTTTGCAGGGGTTCGGCAGATGGAAGGAGTAAAGTCATGACCCACGATAAGATTGAATCGCTGCGGCGCATTGCAAACAGTGGGCTTCGTTCTAATCCAAAAATCGTCATTATTACCCCGGAAGAACTGCTTGCTCTGATCGATGAGTTGGAGCGGCTGCGGGACTCTGCCATAAACATGGCAACACATCGGATTGTGCCGGTCGAGCCGACAGAGGCGATGCTGCGCGCGGTATTTATCTTGCCGAAACATACACTGACCGGCGACGGCGACACCAAAAATATCTACAGAGCCATGCTCGAAGCTGCGCCGCTAGCTGATAGCGGTAGCACCCCATCCTCTCACTGGAAAGTGACCGGAGAGAAAGACCCGCACGCAGGCCATTATGACGGTGAGCGCTCGCAGCTTTCGCTGGGCAATATGACGGATGACGAGCTTGCCAATGCCGTCTTCATGCATGGCAATGAGTATCCGAAGATGGATGACGTGATTGCCGGTAAGGCAAAAATGCCGATTGTCTACCTGACAGCTGCCAAGGACCGTATCCGCTGGCTGTCGCGCGCGCTCGAAAGAGCAATCGAAGCACTGAAACAGGTGAAATCATGAGCGAGAAGATGCGGGCGGAGTTTGAGGCGGCACTTGTGGCTGTCGGGTACGTCTCGACTACGTTCTTCAACAACGAGCGCGACGCAGGGCCGGAAGGCTACTGCGACCACTGGCTGCGCGGTGCGTGGAAGGCTTGGAAATTGCGCCAGCCCGAGATCGACGCCTTGCAGGCGCGTATCGCTGAGTTGGAATACGAAGCCCGGTGGATCAGAGAAAAACTGAAACTTCCTGCCGACACCCAGCTACTGCGCGGCGAGAAAACGCTGGCAGGAACCATGCACGTTGTCTGCCATCGGGCACACGGTTACGTGGCGTATATCGAGGCGTACAAGTGCGACGATAAACAGGGCGAAATAGGCAGACTTAGCAAGCGCATCGCTGATCTTGAGGCGAACCGGTGCGTGGTGGTGCTGCCGGAATATCCCGAGATGGTATGTGCCCTATGGGACGTGTTCAACGGGAAGGAATGGCTCATGACTGTAACTAGTCCGCTGGAATGGGATGCAAAAGCCGTAAAGGATACGTTGCTGGCGCAGAACTACGCACCGTGGCTTCAAGTGGCACTTCGACACTCCATGACCGATGAAAGCTTGTGCACCACCATCACGGCGGCAGATGTGAAGGATGCGCGGCGGTATCAGTGGCTACGCAAGCACTATGAAGTAAGTTTGGTAATCGACTTTTTCGGCAACGGCTGCGTTAACAAAACCATCGAAATGGTCGAAGCAGCAATCGACGCCGCAATGGCCGGCCAAGATGCGGCAGGGGGTGAGTGATGGCTAAAAAAGCCGCTGTTATGATTGATGGGTGGAAACTGGGAATCTTCATAAAGCATCTTGATCGAGCAAAGCGGGTCTACACGCAACATCCCGGCATTACCAAGGATTACGTTTTGCTCAAAGTCGAATACGAATGGGTGTCTGATCTTTCGCCCATCATCGAAGCCGCTAATACGGAGTGTGAAAATGCAAAACGAGACTAAAACATGTCTTACTGACGGCAGACCAGTGACACCAGACCACAGAGAGATAGACCCTGCCACCGGGATGCAAAAGGCGTATGTAGTGCTGACACCGGAAGAACGCGCCAAGGGGTTTATTCGCCCACTTCGTCGGGCCTACATCCATTCAAAGTGTGGAACCGAGACAAAAATGGGACTGGCGCTGTGCGAAACATACGCAAGAGACCCATTTTTCTACAGTGGCACTTTTTGCGTTGGTTGCCGCGCCCATTTCCCGGTCGCCGAGTTTTCGTGGGTAGAAGATGGCGCAGGAGTAGGGACGTGAGCAAGATTACGGAGTTGGTTGAGCAGTACGGTACGCGCTGCAGAGGCTCCGGGGTGGCGCTGGAAGGCTGCAACTTCGGACTGTGTGGCGAAGAGGCGGCAAGGGCGAATATTATCAAAGCTGAAATAGCCAATAAAATCGCCGCCCTCGAAGAAAAAGAGCGGGCGCTGGAGTGGCTGCTGGAAAACGGATATGCGAAAGCCAAGCGGGTCATTTTTGAGCGGATTAATTTAGAGCCGTACAAATGCTATGTTGTTAACTTGACGACTAAGGGTGACATGTCCGCGCAAGGCAGCGGCCCCACGCCGCTTGACGCGGTGCTGGATGCGATGAAGAAGGAGGTGGGGTGATGACGACTAAGGCACAAGCTAGAGCGAATGAATATGCAAGCGTTGAGGTGGAATATAGCCCTGAATCCATGCGGGGCATTGCCAGGCACTATCTATCCGGCGCAGCCTACCAGAAAAAGGAATACGAGTACCAGCTTGCCATGTTGCGAAATGCGCTTTTACCTTTTGTGGTGTTTTACGAGCACACAATAAATTGTGCTTGCTGCGGAATCCGGCACTTCCCCGAAGAAAGAATGTCTGCCGAGCGCTGGAAAGCGCTTTACGAGGCGGCAACTGAGATAGGCATTTCTCGAAAGGAGCAAGGCCATGACTGACCAGCTTGCCGAAGCGGCGCGGGCCTTGCTGAATGCATACTTTCCGCAGGGCTGCATGAATGCAGAAGCACACACGCTGCGCGAGGCGCTGGCAGCACATGATGCCCGTGACGTTAACGCCATCTGGGGCGCCATTGGCGCTTGGCATGAAGCCCACGCCGACATGGACACTGCTGCCGGCCTGCCGTACAAAGGCCCGTACAAGAATCGCGTTGACGCCATCCACCAGACTGGCGCAGTGCTGACAAAATTGATAGGAGAACGCAAGCCATGATGACCCCTGACCAGATTTCAGCACTGAAGGCGGCGGCGGAAAAAGCAACGCCGGGGCCTTGGGCCTATATTTTTGCCGGGAAAAATGAAATGCGGAAATTACGCTGCGCAGATGGCAGTCCAGTTACCCCAATCGCGTCAATATCCCACCGCGTCCCCGGCGGATTGGTAAGCGCAGTTTGTGCCGCGAGCATAGACGGTGATTTTGTCAGATTCAGCGAAACCAGCCTTTCTTGGCCTGAATGTGACTCTGAATACATCGCCCTCGCCAACCCCGCCGCAATCCTGGCCCTGATCGGGGAAGTGGAGCGGCTGACAATAAGCCATGCCAGGTACGAGAAGATGCGCAAAATGAACGTGCCGCAGTTTGCCGACCTATTCCGGGCCAACATCAGCAGCGGCGTACCTTTTGATGAGTTGCTGGACAAATGGTGCGGCGAGGTGCAGCCATGAGCACACTTGGGCCTATCCCCGCGAGCGCGGGGGAACCTTTGGTCGATGACCTAATGATGGCCGCATGCGGCTGACAGGAACACAAGAAAAACCCCGGCATGTCCGGGGTTTTTTTAGCGCTTGAAGCGGGCCATGAACTCGTCAGAGAGCGTGATGCCCGTCTTATCCCCCGACTGGAGCGGTCGGCAATCCTCGTAGTCGAAGGCGTCAGGGTTTTCGCGCTCTGCCGGATCTTCCGTCACCCCATCATTGTTGGGCTTTGCACCCTGCTCTTTGCTCATGGATTTTTCCTCTGAAACACAATGATAGCACCATCGAGCGCCTTGTGCATGGGCTTGCCAGCCGGCGCAGCTGTCGTTTTGCCCTTGGACTGCGCAATCAGCTTGGGCGGCTGGCCGCGGGGCACGTTGTTGTCGCGGAAAGACCAGGCATCGACCAGTGGCTTGATGGCATCAAAGGACTGCTCGTTCTTGGTATTGCCCAGTACCACGTCGACAGGGACATACCGGCCCTCATTGCCACCCCCAAGGAAACGCCCTACGGCGCGCTTGGCGGCCTCCTGACGGGGCAGATGCATGTAGTGGGCTGCCACGGAGTACCCGCTCGACTTGAAGCCGTGCACCAGCGATACAGCCTTGTCCGGCGTCTTCATGGTGGCATCGTGCACGATGTTCAGGCCATTGGTCTTGGCCAGGTCCGTGATCTTATCGAACAGATCCCCGCTCTCGTCATGAACCTCGAAGGCATTCCACCCCTTGTACTCCGGCAGCATGTGCTTGATTTCATCGGCGTCCAGCACCACGGCCTTGCCTGGGTCATAAACCGTGTTCTTGAAGCTGCTTTTTCCACTGCCACCACGACCGCCCAGGATGGTGAACGAGGGAGGCGTCCCATCGGCTGGGCGGGCGGCGGCAATCTTTTCAGGGCTTAGGAACTTGTCAATGATGGTCTGGTGCAGCGCTAAACGCTCCGGGGTGTATTTGCCGTCCTTCTTGAATAACTCGATAGTCGGCTTCACTCCTTTGAGTTTGGCCTCCACATTGTCAATCTTGGCCTTGGTGTCTTCCGGGAATCCGGCCAGCACCGATGCGACCGATACGTCAGCCTGGTCATGCAGCTTGGCAAATGCCGCAGCGTCAAACTTATCGGGCGCCTGCTCGCCATCGGCAGGCCCATCCTGCTCATGGTGCGTAACCTGGCCCCACTTTACCTTGTGCTCAAATCCTGTTTCGTCCTTGACGTGCCCGCCATGCTTGCCAGCAGCTGTGACGTGGCCCTGGCCAGCCATCGAGCCCATTTGAAACTTCACATGCGTACCGACAGGGTGCACAGGGGGTGGCTGTCCGTTGCTGACCCAGCGCTTTGACTGCACCCCGTTTTTATCGGTAATGGTTTTCTGCTGGAGCTTGCTCTTGTCCATGGCCTTGAAAAAAAGCGCCTTTTCAAACGTAGGCATTTCATCCCCCGATGGGTCCGGTATCTGCCCACGGACAAAAACCTTTTTACCGTCCTCATCGTGAGCGATGGCGCCGTCTTCCCCGTGATCAATAATGTTGAAGCGCTTTTGCATCCGCTGACGGTGCCCCAGGAAACGGTCCCAGTGCACGTCATGATGCGTGCCGCCGTCATCCCGCACCTTCATGCCGTGCACGCCCTTGCACACGACGGCGCCGTACATCGGGCCATTTTCAGGGTGGCTGAAATAGACGCTATCGCCCGGCTGTACATCAGGCGGCTGCTCAACGGGCTTGGGTGGCGCCGTCTTTTTTGCCGGCTCAGGCTTCAGCACTTTCCGCATGGTCACTCTACCGTGTAAATGTTCAGGCCGAAGGATTTGCCGAAGTCTTCCTCTTCGTCATCCTGCTTGCCGAAGTCAAGAGCTTCCGTGGGCGCTGCGGCCTTTCCGCTTTCATCGCCTTCAGACCCGGCGGCGCCGGTGGCGATATCGGGCTGCTCCGGTGGCTGACGGCCACCCTGCTGCTGCGCGGCCGGCGCGTGGCCTGGCTGAGAAAAATTAGAGGCATCCGTGCCTGATGTCCCTTTTCCCGGTGCGCCGCTACCCTGCGGAGCCCCCTGCCCATCCTGGGCTGATTGGCCTCCGGCCACGTCCTGACCGCCATCCGGTGGCGGCGTTCCAAAGTCCTCTTTCTCGCCCGGCTCATCGCCCTGGTCCTGCGTGATGGTCTGCGTATACAGAGCGATCAACGATGGATTCAGCGGGGCATCCCCCACCGGGCCCGGCATGGCGTCAAATCCCTCCTGCGCGCGCGCCTCGTTCACGGTCAGGACCAGCTTGCGCATTTCCTGCCGGGCCTGCTGATCTTCCTCGTCAAGACCCGTGAAGCGGAACACGAACTTGTCACCGAAGGCCGACAGCACATAGTCGGTCAAAGTGTTTTCGTAGAAAGACAGCAGCGGGAGCAGACCCTTGTCCTTGCTGTCCTCGAGCTTGGCCTCGGTGTCGCTACCGGACAGAGATGAGGTATTGCCGCCCGAGAAGCTATCAAAATTGATTTCAGACGGCGACATGCCGTAAATGGCGCAGATGATCGAGGTGAGAAACGACATCCACTTGGCAAAGTACATTTCGTTGAACTGCTCGCCAAAGCTCTCGAAGGAGGCGGCGCTGTCCGCGTCCCTGCTGACCATGACAGGCAGCGTCCAGGCATTGTTTATGCCCTTGACCATGCTGTTCCAGTAGCGCTTGAAGGCATCAATGTCCGTGCTGGCGTATTCGCCGCGCAGGTGGAGCATCCCGCGAGGGATGGCGTTGCTGTCGAAGCCCTTGATGTTGTAGGTCATGGCGTTCAGGAAGCCAGTGACCACGCGAATCAGCACCTCCGTCTCGCTGTAGCCGTAGCCGCAGGCGCGCACGTCGGTACGCGGGTTGCGGACCTCATAAATCAGGTCATCAAAGGTATAGAGCGCGCGGATCTTCCCGTTCACGAACTGGAGACTGGTGATTTCGTCGCGGCCCTGGTAGCCGGCCTCCACACAGAGGCGAATGGTGCCCCCGTCGACGGCATATAGGCCGTCAATGCCCAGCTTCTTATCCCGCTTCATTTCGGTTTCGATGGCCATGGCATCGAAGGTCAGCGTGTCGCGGGTCAGCTTTGCCATGAAGGCACTGAAATTATCACGCTTCAGGCGCTTGCGTTCGCGCGCATTGAACTCCCACCCGCAGTTGGTCACGAACCGATTCAGGAGCTTGATGCTCTCCTGCTCCGTGTCCGTAACCTGGTGCTCTTTGTCGACGTGGCGGACAGTGAAGCCCGGCCCCTCGCCGGATTCCTGCACCCGGCAAAACCGGCTTATCTGGCGCTGGCGGGTCATGATGACGGCATTCAGCACCGGCGTCTGGTCGACCATGGCGCGCAGGCTTTCAAAATTCAGCAGCGATGGCCGCTCCCAGAAGTCGCCCTGCACCGATACCTGGTACTCGTCCAACTGCACGGACTGCATTCCGCGGGCATGGGTAGCCGCGTTGCGCGAGGGAAAAGGGATGATATTGCCGTAGTTCAGCGACTTATTGACCGCATCGTCCTCCATCCGCTGAGTGATGAAGTCGATGACGGGTGCCAGTTCATCCGGCGGCATGATCAGGTCGCGGATACCTTTCGGGGCAAACGACTTCTGCATGATGCCCAGCGCTTCCGTGCGCTCAGCCAGGGGCGCTGCCTGATTAAAGGCAGTTCCTTCAACAGAATCATTGGGGGTTTTGGACATAGATGCTCTCCTGCCGCCTACTGTAGTGTCACGTAGGCGGCAGTAGAATCAGGGTTATTCCAGATGAGATACCTCTATCGGTTTTATGGCGGCCATGGCCAGCCGGTAAATGTCGTTTCTCCACGCACCCTCGCGTACTTCCTTCCGCGGCGGGGTAGTGGAGCGCACAGAGCGGATCGCTGCCCGCAGGTCGCGGCCGCCGATCAGGCCGGCCAGTGACATTGCCTCCATGTCGCGGCCACTCAATGCTGAATGTCCTCTTCTTTCGTGGTCTTCAGGTACTTTTCCACGTTCAGCATGGTTTCGCGCATCGCCTGCATGGCCATGCTGATCTGGTTGCGGTCATTGTTGTTCAGGGCAGACAGGATGTGGTCGATGTACAGCATCATGGTCTGCAACAGGCCGTAAGGCTGGCCCAGGGCCTCGCCGTTGACTTCCTGAATCAGCGTATCCAGCAGGAACCGGCGCGCGAAGAGGGACTGCTTGCGCATGGCAGTGAAGCGGTCACCGATATCCTGCGCCTCGTTGCCGGGCTGCGTGATGGCGATGAAGTAGGCCTTCGTGCGCTCGTAGATGCTGGCCAACTGCTTATGGCAGGCCCGGCGGGTCACCAGCTCGGACGGATCCAGCACGGCGTCTTCATAGGTCATGGCCCTGGTCAGCTTTTCCTCGAGCACGTCCTGTTCATGCTTCGTGGTGGCCAGGGCCTCGGCAGCAGCACACAGCAGATCGCGGAGCTTCACGTTCACTGGCACGTTGTCCAGCCCGATGGAGGCCTGCACCAGCGCCACAATCAGGTTGTTGGCGTCGGGCACCCCAAAGCGAGTAAGGCCGGCCTGCAGCAGATCCTCGCGGTCCAGCGCATCGACGGTCATCAGATTGGACACCAGCAGGCCGCGGACATTGTGGGGCATCAGCGTCTGCTGGATGATCGGCCAGACAGCACGGGCCTGCTCAAACGTGCTCTCGGGCACGCGGAACACGATCACGCCACCCTGCTGCACCGTGAAACAGCGGGCGCGCAGGCCGGCAAGGGTAATCTCGATGGTTTCCTGCGCATTCAGCACCTGGCGCTCGGTATGGGTGCAGGGCTCTACTTCTTCTTGTACGGCTTCGACGTTCAATTTCTCTCTCCGGTTGCAAAAATATGGCCTGTCCAATATAGCAAGATAGCAGTCCTGTTTCATCAAATTTGAGACACAAAAAACCCGCCATTACAGCGGGTTTTTTCACTGGCCTGGATTATTCGGAAGGAGCAGCGTCAGCGATGTCGCCTGAGGCCGGTTCAGCGATAGGGGCGGCAGCTTCAGCTTGCTCGGGAGCGGCAGCATAGGTGGCGTCGACCGGAGCAGCCGGAGCATTTTCACCAGTGCTGGCACCAGCCGGGGCGGCTTCGGCGTCGACCAAAGGGGTTGTGCTTTCCACGATAACGGTGTCCTCGGGATTAACCTCAGGCTCCGGTTCGCCAGCAAAGGCAGCCTGCTGCAGGCCATTGAATACGGCAGCAGCAGGAGCGGCAGCAGCAGCCGTGGCCTGGGCGTCAAAGCCGGCCGCCACGCTGGGGGTCAATTCCTGGGGCGCCGGATTGCTGAAATCCTTGGCACCAAAGGCAATCCCGTGCGCGCCAATATCGGATTCGTAGTAGGCGATGCTGGTCAGGGATTCGGCTTCACCGGTGGGGTCAACGGTCAGGTCGACCAGCTGCGGGAAGTCGGACGGCCCGGAATGGTTGAAAACAACGACAGCAGGGACTGTCAGTCCGGACAGTTCATGGCGGAAGTAAACGAGTTCTTTCATTTTTTTGTACCCTTGGTTGCTAAAAGTTAGAACGTGGAGTGCAAATACTACACCCGGTTGCGCCCTGATGTCAAGGCGCAGCGAGGTCTGGTATCAGGTGCTAGCGCGGATAGCGCAGGCTACTTCGTGTTCAGCAAGGCACTCAGGAGAGTGCGAGACGCCATCTGTTGCGCCACAATTGGTGCCTTTGCAGGTTTTCCCCGCAGCCGTTTCCAGTTTGGCGATACCCTGCACCAGTGCTTCCGTCTTCGCGGCCTGGCCCTTCTGATAGGGCATCCACTCGGCGTAGAAGGCAAGGTTTTCGGTCGGGTCGCCATCCTGCACCAGCGTTACCGACGTGACGGGGAACTGCCGGCCGGCATGGTCAATGACGGACAGATTTACCACGGTATCGCTGTGGACATAGGCCACCAGCGCGGCCAGCGGGGCAATGCCGTCGTGACACAGGCAATTGCCGTTGTCGCCACGGAATTCCGTGTTTTTCGGGCGGAACCACACTACGCGCCCAACAGTGGGGGTGATCAGAGGGATTTTGTCGTTCATGCTTTTCTCCTGGGTGATTGATTGCTGTGGCCGGTGGCGTCGGTTTCAAGCCGCCGCCTCATCCATGCCGACTACGCTAACACACTTTGCCACTTGAAGCGGGTAGTCACCGGCGCTGAACCCGGCATTCCTTAAATGCCCGATCTATCTTGTGCCTTTAGCCGCAAGTTCACGAATAAATAAGGAGGCTGTACCTGCGCATCAGCCTGCGCATTCACTACCCACAAAACTGCGCTCTATCAGCAGGCCGCTCCGCCCAGGGTTGGAAAACGGTTTGTACCAGATGCAGAACGCAGTTTTGTGAGCTGTAGGAAGCAGACGGGACTCGAACCCGTGACCTTGGCAATGAAGATGCCAAACTCTACCGCTGAGCTACTGACTCCCCACAAGTGAATGCTCTTAGTGGACAAAGGACGGGGTGTCGCCTCAAATGTAGACAGCCCCTGCATTCCACGAAAAGCACTCACTTGTGAGTTGTGAATGGTGGCTCCTATGGCAGAACCTGGACTTACGTGGGCATCACTGATCAAAGCTTCTTTCCTTGGTGTCCAGCCCATATGTCTGGCACCCCGGTTGCGCTTCCTCAATGCCAGCCTGCCGCTACCATACTGGACGATAACCACGCATTACCGTGGCACCGCACCCATCTACTCTTGCAACAGCTCGGGTAAGACCCGACTCACCACTCACAAGGACTTACTCTCTGGGCGCCAACCCGGCAAAGGCTGACCGTCAATGCCGGATAACAAAGAGCAAGTTCTTGTAAAAGGTATCCGGTATGCACACCCTACCGGAGTCGGGCTACTTGTAGCACAGTGCATTTGTGCCCCGGTGTTTTGCGCTGGGGGTGGCTCCCCAACACCGAGCAGGAGAAAAGTTGGCCGTCTTTCCGGCCTGTCACCGCGGTAGCTTCGGTCCTCGCCGCATCTTCCAGCATGATGCGTCTTCGCGCATACGTTATGGCTACTGTGCGCACCCATGCATGGTGTCTGCTTCTACCCACCCGGACCTATTCATATCCGATTTACATTACGGGGGGTTCCCCCCAGGCGGGGTTTTATTCTCCCAGTCTCTCCAAGGCGTCAAGCCTAACTACCGATCCGGGGCCTTTTGCACTAGGGCTTTCAGTGCGCCTTCTGCCGGTCCAGCGGAATGGTTAGCGGATCACATTCCGAAAGTCCACTCCAGTTACGAGGCTGGAGGCCGCGACTCAGCTGCTTTAAGTTGTTCACGCCTTTCTGTAATCCTGCAAGGCTCAGGGGGCATAGTTACCAGCTGCCAACCGGTGCGGTTTCGTGGACATTTATAGGCCGTCTTGAAACCACCAACGTCATCCAGCCTTACTGGTGGCGGGGACAGGACTTGAACCTGCGACCTTCTGGTTATGAGCCAGACGAGCTACCAACTGCTCCACCCCGACATTCTTGCCGCTTGTGGCGGCTTGGTGTGCTCATTTTTGATTAAACAGATATCGCCTGTCAATCACTATTTGATGAAAAAAGAATACACCCTGGGTCGCGCGGGCGCACCGTCATGCCGCGTGCATTGCACATGTTGCCATCTTCGTCGAAGTTCCGGCAATTGCCGCAAATTTCACCGGGCGGCAGGTCTTGTATCATGTTGACCACACCTTGATTAAGGCCTGGCAGGGCCTCTTCAATTTTCTTTTGCGTCACGTTTTTGGACTCCGGCGGGACAAGGAATGTCGCGTTGCCGTGCGCGCGCGCGTATGCGGCATCGCAAAGCATGTTGGCGTAGCTGGTATGCGGGTCGATACCGACCTTGATAACTTTGCGGCGGTAAAGCTTCTGTTCCTCGTCCTTCTCGGTAACCAGGGCGGTTTTCGTAAAGTGCAGGAACGCGAGATCCTTGCATACCGGGACCAGGGTGCGGATGCCCTTGTCGAGTACTTCCTGCACCAGCGCCTTGGGGTCAGGGAATAGGCACAGCGTTTTTACAAACCTGATCATCGACACCTGCATGCACTTGTACTGATCGAGCTTGACCGTGTAGCGGTCGCGCTCAGCCTCACTCGTCTTGCGGTCGGTGCGGTTCAGCGGGCTGTCACCCCAGCGCAGCATGTCGTCGGCAATGTCGCCGTAGTCGGCCAGAAACACCCGGCCGGGGTGGCGCGTGGCAAAGCGCTTCGCGTCATTGTAATTCGGCAGGGTTTCCACTACGCACACGGCCACCCCGTATTGCTTCATCAGCACGTCGCAGCGCGCGAAGGGGTCATCGCTGTAAATGTACTCCAGGTGGATAACAGCCTGGCGGCCATCGGGCAGGCGCTCCTTGATGATCACCACGTTGAACGCGCCCATCTGGTCGATACCCATAAAGGTATCCTTTGCGCGCTGTTTCCACTCCAGCCCCATTGCCATGCCCTGGGCGGCGCACTCGTTCAGCATGGCCAGATTGACCGGTATCAGGCTCGGGTCGTTATACGGCAGCCCAAGCTTGCGGTTATAAAAATTCTGCATGTCCTCAGCATCACGATAAGCCTCAATCATTTCACGCGCGGATATGGTCGGGCTCAGCATCTGGTGGTACTGGAGACTGCGAATACGGGCCTTCGGATTTTTCGGAATCCACTCGCCGTCCTGGGTATCAGCCAGGTAAGCATTGCAGCTGAAGCAAGTGTAAATGTAGTCGTCTTCTGGCGCCGTCGGCCATTTCAGCTCGCCGGTGGCCTCGTCCTTCACGTTGTAGGATATGCAGCCGGGGAAGTGGTCCGTCATCACCTGCAGCACATTGCAGGCCGGGCAGCGGGTATGGAACTGGTGCTGGTCGCCGCGGATGTACCAGTAGTGGATATCCGCGTCCTCCCATTTTGCAGTCGAGCCCATCAGCGTGAACTTGACCAGGCTGGCCGACAAGCGCTCGCGCGCCTTTTCCATGTCGGCGATGAGCATGTTCTGTACTTCGTCAAACGACAGGAAATCCATGGGGTTGGATTCCGTCATGCTCTTGCCGGTGGTCCACAGGAAGAAAAACTTGGACTTGCCGAGCGTGCGCGTCAGCACATTGCCTTCTGTCTTCGCGCGGCGGGGCTGGCGCGGGTCCGGTGGCGCTGAGCTCTCACCCATCATCATGTTGTAGACGGCAGGGATTGTGCGAATGATCGGCAGAAAGCGCAGGCTGGACTTGATGCCGGCCAGCTTCATGTCGGGCAGGAACATACCGGCCGACAACGGCATAAACTTGATGGCCATGTAGATGGCCGCCAGCATTTCCATGACCGTGAAACCCACCTGGGCGCACTTCATCAGCGCCACCGTCTTGCCGTAGGCTTCCTCGATGGTGGTGGGGATCTGGTCGTAGATGAACCACATGGATTTGCGGTTATCCAGCCGGAACGGCTTGTTATCGACCTCAAGCCCCTCTTCGGCCAAGCGCAGGCACCACTCCCGGAACGTCTCCGCGGGCCCGATAATGCGCATAGCCTCCGTCAGCTCGCCACCAGTAATACCCTCGAACTGGTCACACAGCTCATTGAGCTTGGCGGTCATGTCGCCGAATGTGGCTTTCTTGCGGAGCAGCGAGGGGAATGCCATTAAAACATAGCCTCGTCGTCATCGAGCGGGTCCGGCGCCGGCCGGGGTGGCGACTCAGGCTCAGCCGGCGGCGCAGGCTCACGCATTTCCGGCATGTGCGCCTCAGCAGGCTTGTTGTGGTCGCGTGCGCGCGGGTCACAGTCGGGCGTCATCATGTGCTTTTCGTTGGCACGGCGCAGGCGGTCAATGATGCGGCCACCCAGCTCTGACGACTCATCCGATATTTCCTCCAGGATAATCCGGTAGAAGTCCTCCATGCGCTCCAGGTTGTAAACCTCTTTAACCGCCTCGAGCGCCGACTCCAGCAGATCCCGGCGAATCTTGATGCTCTCGCCAAGGAACTTCGGCGACTTCACCTTGCCCTCTTCCGTCAGCGCATAGTCGCGGAGCTTTTTGGCATCCTCGTACAGCTCATCGAGCCGGCCGAGAATGTCCAGGCTGCGCACGGAACGGCCGGGGTACTGGTTGATGTAGGCCGGCGGGGGCGCGGCGGGCAGGTGCTTGGCGGCCTTGCGCGCAGTGACTGCGGCACGCTCCGGCCGGTCACCCCGGATGGATGCCACCCAGCGGAACCATGTGGCTTTATGCAGCGGCTGGAATTCACCGGCGCGGATTTTGATCAGATACCGCTCGTAGAGCTCCAGATGGGCGGAGTCGCCGCGCTTCAGCGCTACCTTGATTTCCTCCGCAACATCACTTATCCGCAGCTTGGGTATGCTCACGCGCCACCACTCCGAAACTTGCTCTCACCCTCGAGCGCTGCCTCAACAAACGAGCTGACCGTCGTATGGTAGGCGCCATACCGGCGGACCACAGAGTCGAACTCTTCGATATCGTGCCCCACCAGGCCCCACACCGGCAGGCCGTCCGAGTCATAGCTCGGGTCGCCGTCCTTGTTGGTCTTCTGGATCATGTGGCTGGCTTCGTGAAAAATCAGGATCTCGCGCAGGCGGTCAGTCGAGCTCATCCAGTATTCGCGGTCCAGAATCATCAGGTAATCAGGCGCGAAGCCCAGCAGGCGGCGCAGCGACCAGGTGAATACGTCCTTGAGCGAGCCCTGCACTTTGGGCATGTGCACGGACCCCAGCTCCACCTTGCACTGGCAGATTTTCGGGTCTTCGCGCAGCAGGAACGCCACCCTGGGGCGGCCTTCGGCCAGGTGCTTATGCTCGGGCATGGCGACCACCTTGGCGTAATGCACCAGCGGGTCGAGGCCGCTTCCATCATCCGGCGGCATCAGGAACTTTTCGTAGTCATCCATTGAGCTTCCTCTTCTGCACATGGTCAACGATCAGTTTTCCGTCCAGGTGGTCGACCTCATGCTGGATGCAGATGGCCAGCTTGCCTGTGGCGCGGAAAGCTACGGGCAGGCCGTTCTCATCAATGGCCTTCACGTCGATGGTGGTCAGGCGCTTGATGTGCACGAACTGGCCAGGGAACGACAGGCAGCCCTCACCGCCGGGCATGGCCGTAGTCAGCTCGCCCACCGGGGTATATTCCGGGTTGATCAGCACCAGCGCCTTGGTCGGCGTCTCGCATACCACGATCATGCGGATGGACCGGCCCACCTGGGGCGCTGCCAAGCCGATGCCGCGGGCGCGAAACATCGTCTTGCGCATGTCCGCTGCCAGCGTGCGGATATCCGACGTGACCTCGGCCACCGGCTCAGCGATCAGGCGAAGCATGGGGCTGGCCCCGTTTTTAATTTTCAGCAGCATTACTCTTATCCTTTTTGTATGAAAGCATCCATTCAACAGCGCCGGCCGGGTCGCCGAGCTCGCCGGACACCCTGCGCCTGAAGTTCATAGCCGCGGCCTGCCGCATGGTGATTTCCATGGCACCGGCGGCGACGGCCAACGCGCGCTTACTTAGGGCAATGTCGTAGTGGCTCCCGCTGGTTTTCTCCGGGGACTGCCACCAGCGGCGGGCCACACCAATGCGGGCGGCCATGGTGTGGAGCTCATCGTCGGTATCGGCCAGCATGTGGCACATGATCAGCCGACCGTACTGGGCGCGCATGTCATCGACGTAAACAGTCATAGCGCCTCGCTCAGAAGAAAGGGCAGTCTTCAGCCACTTGCGCCGGTACCGGCAGGGTTTCCGTGACCACCTTGAGAATTGATTCCTCGGGCGGCAGGGGGCGCAATTCATTCTCTGAAATCAGTAAATCAGAGCCATATCCTTCATCGAAAATAGACGTATCAGGCATTGTCTCGTATGCGAAAACCTTATCATTCTCTGCGTAAATTGAACCAATAACGATTACGCGCCAGCCGTGCATACGCGACCATTCACCAGGCGGTAGGCCGCTCACATCAACGATAGCCGGCTCGCCGGGGCTGAACCTTGGGTTTGGACGCTCGCTCATGGCTCCCACCTGAAAACCATTTCAAAATTCATCGGATTGGTGCTTTTGTGCAAGATGCCCTTGGTCACGGTGGCGCCCTGCATCGTGCTTACGACTGGGACACCGGCGGCCAGCAGCTTGTCAACAATGGTCTGCTGCATTTCATGGTCGGACATAATGCCCGGCATCATCGGTACGCGAACCTCGATTGGCTCTGTCATTTTCTCTCTCCAAAGCCGCCATCCGTGGCAGCTGTTTTCAGGCAGGGTCAGCGGTCGGCGAAGGTGCCTTGCTCTCCTGCATCGACTTCAGCGCAAAGGCGGTACCAACCGCGGCAATGACCAGGGCCAGTTCAGTGCCATAGCCGGCGGCCATGGTCCAGGTCTTGATAAACTGCACCTGCTCATTGATCAGGAACTGGGCGGAGCCCAAGATCCCGACCACGCGCACAGGGCACCAGGTCTTGCCATCGTTTTCGGTATACAGGTCACGGAACCCCATCATCGTCCTCCGGGCCCGGCACAATCTGGCCGAGCGGGTCACGAATGAAGCGCAGAACCGCCAGCGCCGGCTGGAGTCTTTGCACCAGCTCAGCGCTTGGTAGAAAAAACACCCTGCGCGCGGCTGGGTGCATCAGAAACAGCGTACCGTGCTTGGTATCTATCCGCACTTCCATGCGCATGATGCACCCCCTTGGCGGTCCTCGCCAAGATAGCATCACACAGCGGGGTCGTCGAACTCATGGGTCACTACATGGCAAATCATGGCCGGCAGATAGCTAGACACCAGAACCTGAAACAATTCCGCGTCCTGTTTGCGCACAAAGCGTATCGCTTTTTGCGGGCTGGCCGTCCAGTACGGCATGCCGCGGCCAAGCGTCCTTTCAAGCAGCGCGACATAAAAGGGCTGCGTTTGCGGGCTCTCCAGCAGATAGCAGATCATCAGAAAAGCCCCATATGGATGCCGGAATAATAGGCAATCAGCACATAGCACACCTTGCATGCGACGTGCGCCAGCTGGTCGAAGTTGTAGGCGAAGCGCAGGCAGGCTTCACACTGGCACGGTGTCCGGGCGCACGCGCCATCCATGCCTGAAAGCTGGAATCCTCCAGCCGACTTGCAGTAGTCAATGGCAAAGTGCAGCACCAGCTCAGCCAGCGCAAAGCCCATGCAGCCGGTCACCAGGTAGACGAAACCTGCCTGAATGAAGGCGTGAGCGAACAGCGCCTGATACCAGGGGACACCGGGCACACCACCACCGACAGCATAATCAGGAAGCGTCCGGGTATTATGGTTTTTCGCCTTCGCCAGAAAATCACCCTGAAGCGGGTAGTCGGCCAGGTAGTGCACGAACAGCAGCAGGAACAGGATGGTAAGCATTTCAAGCCCTCTCTTTCTGGTTGTTTTTGATGGTAGTGGTCAGGGTAGCAATCTGCTGGCGGGAAACTTCCAGCGCACGCAGCAGGCGCTTGTTGTCTTCCTCCAGGTCTGCATTTTTCTCACGCAGGGCCCGCAGGTCTTCGGCGAGATCCGCCGTGTGCTTTATCAGGTGGTCAGCGCGGCTCACGCGCATGGGGCGGCTGGTTTCCGTTTTGAGCTGGAACCCGCGCGCCTCTATCGCTTCCTCCACCGACTTCAGGGAAGTATTGCCGAATTCCGATACACCGGCCAGCAACTGGGTCGGCGTGTAGTGCAGCAGGTCGGCCACCGTCCTGATATTGGCGACCGCCAGTGCATTGCGCGCTCGGTTGGTAATGGGGAGCTCGCTGATTGTGATCAGGGCTGCGTCAGTCATCAGCTTTCACCTGCAATGCGATGCCGTGCATGTCGATGGTTTCGGCCTCGCGGCCGTCCTTGGTAATGGCGTGGTCGTAGCCGGCCGCCAGCAGCCCGCGCTTGATTTCAGCGTAGGCCTCGGGGCTGACCTCGAGCACGGCGTAGGTGTGAGTAGTGCGGGTCATGTTGCCTCGATAATCAGGTCGGCAATGCGCACCGCATGATCTATATCAGTTTTATCAATCAATCTAGGCGTATAGTCGTCAGCTGCTGCCATCCCTGCTATCAACTGCGTCACAATCATGCGACGGCTGATAGCATTGATGCCTTCAGTAATGAGATGGATTTCCTCTGGCGCCAAATCGTTGGTGCCATCACGATAGGTGGCAACTGCCGCTATCAGTTCTTTGATATTCATGATCAGTACCATCCTATGCGAATGTGGAGTTTCCAGATTTTAAAGCCGCGGTCAGTGTTTACCAGCTTGCCCATGATGCGGCGCACCACTTCCCAGCGCAGGTATTCCCAGCCGCGCGTGGTGATGACGGTCTGAATCGGATTGGCAGGTGCAGGGCTTCCGACGAGAGAAACCAACTCCACAGGCGGCGGGTCTTTTTTAATGTCCATACTCAAATCCTCAAATAAAGCCATCAAAACAAACTCCCCTGCGCATTCTCGGCCAGCCAGTTATACCACCCGAACTTCACCCGACCGACAGCCACCAGGAAGTATTCTTTCTCCAATTCCATGCCGATGAACCGAAACCCCTCGAGCATGGCCGCTTTGCCGGTACTCCCGCTGCCTGCGTACGGGTCCAGCACCAGGCCGCCCGGTGGCGTTACCAGCCGGCACAGCCAGCGCATGAGACTGGTCGGCTTGACAGTGGGGTGGATGTTCGCGCGCATCTTCACGGTATTCATGCCCGACAGGCCGGCGTGCTCGATGTTACCGCGGGCCACTTCCGCCTGGGCCTGATTACCGTAGGCCAGCGGCCGGCGCATGAACAGCTCGAGCCCTTCCTCGCGGTCCATCACGCTGGCCTTGGCTGCGTAGAAAAAGCGTGCAGCATTACCTCGCTCATCATGCGGAGTGAAATTTGCGTCTTCGTCTCCAGCAAAAGCACCATAGGTATTGCGGTGCTTATCTGAATTTCTAGTATTCAACTGCCCAGCCTGCCCAGCCTCGTCCGGGAAGTGCGCCACCACCTCGTCACTGCCATCATGAACCAGGTTTGCCGGCCAGCGGCCAGCCTCGGCGCCCACGCGCAGGGCCTCGCCATTGGTTTCGATGCGGCATCCGCCGATATTCAGGGCGCCGGTGCCATGCTCCATCCAGTTTTCAGCAATGGTCCCGATCAAGGGCTTGCGCGCCATGGTAATCGGCTCCATGGCTGGCTTCAGCGCAGTACCCCAGTCCTCCAGGTGCTGGCGGTCGGCATAGTCCACCTTGGCGCCCAAGGCGGCCGACAGGTTGACGGACTTCGGGAAGCCGCTCCCGTATACCCAGGCAATCATGTCGCGGATCTCGAAACCAGCATCCTCGATGTTGCAGGTCATGCGGTGCTGGGTCCGCGTGCCGGCGAAGCACAACAGGTATCCGCCCGGCTTCAGTACCCGCAGGCACTCCGCCCAGACCTCTACCGCAGGGACGGCGTAATCCCACTTGCGGCCCATGAAGCGCAGGCCGTAGGGCGGGTCCACTACGATGCTGTCGACGTGATTATCCGGCATGTTGCGCAGCGCCAGCAGGCAATCGGTCTGCAGCAGCGTGGCGCGGTCGCTGATAAACTGGCTGTCAGTGTCTGTTGTAATTTTCACCGGTACTCTCTCAGCTTTTCCACCATCTGCCGCAGCAGATCGGGCAGGATGACCTTCACGATGTCGTCATGGTGTTTCAGGTCGAAGGCGGCCTGATCGAAATAGGCAGATACCTGCCCTTCGCCATAGCGCATGAGCAAGTTTCTGCCTAAACAATTTTTTGACGGCAAAAATTTAACCGAAAGCCGCTCCAGCATTTCGACCTTAACGGTCAGGCCAGGCTCATGCAGCGGATCTGACGTGGAAGTGAACCTTTGTTCAATGCCAAAAGGTACACCGATTTGTATGCGCTCAGGCGGTTTGGTGCCTACCGGAGCCATGTCAATAGGGTCTTGCAGAGCGCTGAAGCGGCCAAACACATGGAGGGCCTGGTCCACCCGGCTCTCTAAGTGAAACAGCTTGCTGCGCAGGTAGCATGCCAGCTCCCGGTTTGCCTTGTCGCTGGCGCGGTAGCGCTGGAGCTCATCCCATAGCTTGCGGTTTGTCGCCTCTTGGCGAAGCACGGATATGATCATGCCCGGCGCAGGCCGGCACAGTTTGCGCTTTTTCATACCAAGGGAACCCTCACATCCGCCAGCAACATCAGCTCGCCCGAAAACGTCACCTTGACGCAATCGCATACCAGGTCGGCCAGTTCGCCAACCATGGCAATGGATAACCCTGGGGTGGCTCCCTTTGCCTGACGAGGGACGCTGCCGAACTTCCAGCCGGCGCCATTGATGTTCACCCCCACCCCCGCCTCCAGGCTGAAGCAAACCTCCATGGTCTTTACAGGCTGGAATGGCACGCCATTGACCGAGACACTGCCCTCGTATTTGAATTTCACCTTAAACATGGTTCAGGGCATCCGCAAAATGGTGGAGGGCGGCCGCAATGATAAACACCACCAGCGCCCAGCGCATGGCGTCACGGACGATGCGCTGGCGATGGTAGGTGCGCACGCGCTGTTCAAACTCTGGATCTGTAAGACCGGGAAGGGTGGCTTTCATGCTGGTTGCATCCTCGAAAAATGCGCCATCAGTGCGGCGCAGAAGCGTGTTGTTGTTGTGATTCTATGCATTGCATCGTTGTAGCCGATAGGGCGGCCATCTTCCCGCATGGGCTTCATGGCATTGGCCAATAACTCACGATTGATGATGACCGACTGCAAATCCATCAAGTGGCGACCGTCGGGGCGGAGCATTGGCGCCTTGATGCACGTCACCAACACATCGACCACGGCGGTCGAATCCCATGGGTTTTGCACGTTCACAGAAAACGACGAGAAGGCGGCCAGTGTCTTCAGCACGAACTGGTGCCCATCGCAAGGGAAGTAGGGCGGCATAATGTCGAGCACGGTCACCGGCTCCAGATCAGCTCTAGGGGTGCGCTCCAAAAACACCATCACGGCCATGGCTCAATGCCCCAGGTGTGCGGCTGCCCACATGGCAGCGCCAGCAACGGTGATGATCATCATGACCGACAGCCACAGATGGTGGTCCACCCGGCGCAGCAGGGCGCGGGCATCCATCAGGTCGGCATCACGGTCCACATGGGCGTTGAGCTCACGCACCTGAGCCTGAAGCATACGGATGGAGGTGCCCGCGTAGGCCATCACAGCCGGCGCTCCACCGCGGGCATAGACCACTTCGCCGCCGGTGATGGTGGCAAGGTAGCGGGCCTGCTCGCCGACAGCAGCCAACTCGTCGCCCAGCTTGCAGATAGCGCTGTCCGAATCCTGAATGGTCTGGATGGCCGCCTTACAGATACTGGCGTCGGTGTTGCTGATTGGGTCCATGCCCAACACCGACGCCAGCGAATCAATATGGTCCCATACCGGCGCCTGCTGGCCCTTCGTATCGCTCATCTCGTGCCCCTGAATACATAATCAAATTTGAGTAAAGACTACCAGCTACCGCACCTGCTCCGCAATGACCTCAGCGGGGAAATCTGGACTTTTTGCATAATTGCGAGCGCAGCGCAAAATCTGGACGGGGGCCGGCCGCGGCAGATCGGCGTCGGCGCGGTTCTCCTTCTTGGGCTTGGGTGGCGTCAGCAGGGCCCCGCAGGCACACAGGCTGTCCACGCTGGAGCCCTTGCCAGCCCTGGCGCCGCAGTCTGCGCAGCGGTGCTCCGTGGTGGTGGTGTTGTACAGGATACGGCCGAAGCACTGGCGGCACACATGGTCGAGCAGTTCCCAACTCATAGCCCCAGCTCCAATTGCGTGCGTGCGATTTGCGATTTGCGAGAGTTGCGACGTATTTGCAATTTGCGTGCGATATTTGCGAGAGAGTTGCTGGGCTGGCCATAATCTAGCTGGAGCTGCCTTGCTTGGTAGGGGGTGGGTTTGTGCCCCAACCACCCGAACACGGCCCCAGGCTGGCGCTTGATGGCGGTCAGGATGGCCTCCATGGTGTCAACCGCACGGGGCACTGTAAATTCTATGGTCTTGGGCTCACCATCCAGGTCCAGCAGGTGCAGGATGACGGGATGCAGCGGGCGGATCTTCCCTGGCAGTTTGCCTCGGGAGTTATGACCATGGGCAAGTTCAAGCTCCCGGTTATAACAGCTCACGCATATAGATCCGTTCAAAAGTCGCGGGGGTGTGCGATGGCAACGTGAGCACGCCTTACTTGCAGCCGTATTCTTCGATGCGCCTATCGAAACCCCACAATGCGCCGCACCGATCACACACCGATTGCAGGGGTGCAGCCGATCATCGACCTCAGTGGCCTTACGCCCGGCCTGGTACATCGTTTTACAGGAATCGAGGGACAAACTGGCGCGGTGCTTATCGCACCGGAAAAAGACCTTACCTGGCAACTCCGGCATGGAGAAATACTCCACCCCTGACGCTGGACCTTGCATGGATTTGCTCTTTTAAGATCACCCGGCCGTTATTCTTGAGCAGGCCCTGGCCGGTGGCCCTGCTCGATGTATGCAAATATCCCTGAAACCCAGCGTTTGCGCAATATCTGGTAATAAAAACTGCATTTTATACCGTTCGTCGGCTCATTTTTCGCTCCGTGGAACCGTGGAACCAAAAACTTCGATTTATTCTTTGAAATCAACGCGGTAACCTGGTAACCCAAAGGTAACCTTTAAAAGTTACCGCTAAACCATTGATTCATATCCCTTTATATATAGGTAACCAAGGTAACCAAGATATATAAGTATAAGAGAGAAAAATACAGGGAAATATATATATACATGATCTTATACATGGGGTGTATTTTCTCTATAATATAGTGTTTTCCGGGTTACCCGGTTACCTCACCAAAAAAACGTCACTTTCCTTATGTATTTCATCAGCTTGCGCGGGAACCTTAAAGGTAACCTAGAAAGCGATTTTGGTTACCTCAGTTACCCCTGAAAACAGGGTCATGCAGACAAGAAAATACACAGGTAACCTATGTGGGTATTAAGGTTACCTCAAGGTTACCGATAAGGCATTGATATATATGGAATTGTGCTTTTTTTTAGCGGTAACCCAAAAAACACCAGTCACATGCGCGCGCGTAGCATGTAGCGTGCCAATAAAAGTTATCCACAGGAGGAAAAACAGCCATGCCAGACGCCACACCAAAGATTGACCGCCGCACCCTCCGGGAGCGAGCAGGAAAGCCCCGCTGTGTGTATTTGTCCGATCATCAATGGGAGATAGCCAAACAGCTCGGGAATGGCAATGCAGCAAAAGGGATTGGTCAGGCGCTAGCAGATGCCGCACTGAACGACGACACCATTGATATCCCCTGACCATACGGCAAGCATATTAAAAAAAGAGCAAATACCATAGCCGATTGCATTTAATGTGTTTACAATAACTCCGATTGGCGCATGGGGCGCCTGGAGAGAAAGCATGACAAAGAATACCGCATTGGGAACGCCACCCACCGATCAGCGCCTGAAAATCCACACCCTGGCCAAAGCCACTACCACCTTTCCCGTCCGCCACCTGCTGGTGCTGGAGTCGTCTGATATTGGCGACGAGTTTGATTCATGGCTGGGCACCCTGGCGATGGCAGAGCACGCTGATATGGCGGAGAGGCTGGTGGCCTGCTGGAACGCCTGCGTGGGTATGCCGATCAGCCACATTGCCCCGCGCTGGCGCCAACTCCTGCTGAATCCTCTGCTGGAGCGCGCCATCAGGGCGGAGCAGGAGCGCCACCAGACCGAGCTCAAGTACGACACCCTGTTGCACGAAAACGGCCTGCTGCGCGAAGAGAATGCCGCCCTGCGCGAAATGAACAGTCACCTGATCGAGAATCCCGAGTTGGAGGTAAAGGTGGTGAAGGGGTACTCCCTCTCGACAGGTAAACCGTTTCTGGCTGCAAGCCTCCAGAGTGATGTTGATCACTGGAAGTGGCCTGTCGGAAAGCCATATGATGACAGCGCCAACCGCCAGTTGGCCCCGGTCCACATGGACCATGAAGAAGACCTGATCGAGCTGGACGAGGCCACCCTGGCCATGATTGCCGAGGACGATCGGTCGGACCCGGAGCGGAGCCGCATTGCGCGCAAGCTGTTGACGCAGGCCCTCTTGCATACATCGCCACTAGATCAGCCGTTCACGACTGAGCAGGTGCGCGATATCATGGCGTGTGAGTTTGATATAGTGGGGGAGTACGGTCGGCTGGCAAGGTCACATGCTGTCTTATTGCAGGAGTACGGTGGCCGCGCCAAGCGTCTCAGCGTCCAGCATGCCCCTGTGCCATCGCATGAACTTGATTCGGTTTTCGATGCCACGCGCCACGGGCTCACCATCAAGGATTTGCAGGAGTTGGGTCACCTCAGCACCAGCGCTCCGCTCGAGGCGCCCTGCGGCGGACTGACCGCTGAGCAGTGGAATCAGCAGGCTGCACGGCCGGCGCAGCCAATCACGGCTGACCAGGTTCGCAGCATCATGGCCGGTGATCGTGATACGGTTATGGAGTACGGTCGGCTGAAGGCTGCCATGGTGGATGATATTGAAGCCGCATCTGGTATCGGCACCATCGCCGCCGACGAGGAATGGAACGCGCCCTTTCCCTCCGACTGGTTTCAGCAAGGTGGCCATGAAAAGAAGCCATCAGCCAAAACCGCTCTGTCGATTGAGCAGGCCAAATTGATGCAGGGCGGCATGAATGACCTCGAGCGCCTCGCCATGGACAGTTTCCTGCGCACCGGCACCGAGTTGGGCGCTCCCTTCGACGAGGATCTGCCCGATGGAACATAAACCCCACCGCGGCCGGCCCCCGGTCACTGAAATCCGGCGCCAGCGCAGTATCCGCGCCACCGATGCCGAATGGGCGGCCTTCATCGCCCTGGGCGGCACGCGCTGGCTGCGCGACCAGGTGCAGCTGGCGCTGGCCGTCAAAGCGCTGCCGACAACAGGAGATCCACCACCATGAGCAGGACACTGCGCCGCAAGCGCAAAACAAGCCAGACCATCCGTGATGGCCAGCACCAGTACCACTCCACGGCCTGCCAGCACAATGGCAGCTGCGAGCATTGCCGGCGCAACCGGCTCTACTCCAGCCGCCACCGGGCCCCGGCTGACGAATAAAACGACTGTACATACCTTTTTGGATAGCAACCATGGACCTTGAAATAGCCGGAAACACCCTGCTGAAGCACGCCGCCGAGCTCCGGGCGGCTCACCTGCACACCATTGCCAGTGACCTGGAGACGGTCGGCAATACCCTGAAGTCCATGGCCAGCCTGAAAGACGATGGCACGGTCTATGAAGAGAAGGCATGCAACCGCTGCGATGGCGCAGGTGAGCGCTACCATGGAGGCATGGGGGTGATGGCCACCTGCAACAAGTGCAATGGCAAAGGCAAGATCATGGTTCGCGCCGACGGCGCCGCCGGGTCCGGCCTGCACCAGACCATCATCGCCCAGTTGGTGCACGCGGCCATAAAGAATAACCACCCTGGTATGGATTCCGGGATGCTGTGGGATGCTGCCCTGGCAGTACGCCAGTTCCGTGAGGCGCTGGAGCCGTTCGCCACGGCCGGCGCCACCGGGCAGCCCCCGCGCATCGTCTATACCGGGGTGCAGCAGGTGGCATTCCAGAAGCCCGACGGCGAATTCATCGTGCTCACTCCTGAGCAGTTTGCCAAGGCAGCGACCGTTTTTAAGCAGTGGGCTGGCAAATAGCGCACTGTACGGTGCGTTATTTGTGCTATAACTGTATGTACGGTGTGTTATATGGTGAATCCTGTGGAAGAAATCAAGTTTGGCAGTATATGTAGCGGGATAGAAGCTGCCAGTGTGGCATGGGGTCCGTTGGGATGGCATGCAGCGTGGTTCGCTGAAATAGAGCCGGGCCCGGCTGGGATATTAAGGCACCGTTTTCCTGCCACCAAAAACCATGGTGACATGACAAAGCTTTCGGCAATGATACATGCCGAATCTATATCCGCCCCGCCTGTGCTTGTTGGCGGTACGCCTTGCCAGGCATTCAGCCTTGGCGGGCTCCGGGAGGGTCTTAGTGACGCCCGCGGCGGCCTTACCCTTTCATTTGTGGAGATAGCGAATGCAATTGACTCTGTTCGGCGCAAACACGGAAAGCCAGAATGTGTCATCTGCTGGGAAAACGTCCCTGGCGTCCTCACCAGCACAGATAATGCCTTCGGATGCTTTTTGGCAGCTCTTGCTGGAGAAGACACCGAGCTCGGACCCGAGCCACAGCCTGCTGCTGGCCAATCCAGTAAATACTGGCGCTGGAACAAAGACACCAGCAAGCACATTCCTAATTGGCCAGACGCTGGTTGTGTGTTTGGACCCCAAAGAGCAGTCGCATGGAGGGTGCTCAATGCCGAACATTTCGGCGTACCACAACGGCGCAACCGTATCTTCGTTATCGCCAGTGCTCGAGAAGGTTTCAGCCCAGTCCGGGTCATTTTTGAGTTTGAGGGCTCTCGCAGGGATACGGCGCCGGTTCGAGGCAAAGAATATAGTCAGCCTGAAGACCCGCGCAGTATGGATTCTTGCTGGTGGGACGGAGGGCAAATAAGCCAAACGCTGGATGCTGTCCTTTTCAAAAAACAGACACTTCCTGAAAAAAACAGATTCCCGGCAGTAATACAGGATGGTCGGCTGCGCTATATAACACCCCGCGAGGGGGAAAGGATTCAGGGTTTTCCTGATAACTGGACCATGTACCAGCAGCCAGCAGCCAGCAGCCAGCAGCCAGCAGCCAGCGATTGTTCCAGATACCGCCAGATACAAGGCAATCGGGAATAGTATGGCTATACCTGTCATGCGCTGGATTGGCGAGCGGCTTTTGATCGAGCTGGAAAAGGAGTCTTTATAAATGGGCCGTAAAGCATCCGACAAGCCCCGCGCGGAGCGTGACCGTGAACGTCGCCAGCGCCAGCGTGCTGTAGGCATCATCACCCTGCATGTCAGGGTCCACCCGAATGCAAGTGCAGCCCTGGAGCGCCTGCGCGGCTCCGCCTGGGGCGCCACCAATACCGACGTAATCAACAACCTGCTGATATCAGCTGCTGAGGCCGAATGAACATCCTGCGCTTACTCCCCTTTGGCATGGGGGCTCGCACCAACGGCGGTCAGCAGCGCTGCTACCACCTTGGCGACCAGCTGCGCCGCGCCGGCCATGACGTGCATGACGTGGTGATGAACAATGGCGACGTGCTGCAATCGACCGATTACCCCTTCGATGCCATCATGTTTGAGTTTCCCTGGCTAGTACACACTGCCCAGTGGCTGATCAAGCAGCACAACAACGCGGCAAAGTTGGTGTACTCGTCGCATCATATCGAAGTACGCGTGCAGCTCGAGCGCCTGGGGCGCCAGCCGGACTATTGCAGCGATTCCTGGACCGAGTACACCGCCCGGTGCGAGCGCAAAGCCTACCGCGAGGCGGATCTCGTTGTGTGCTGTTCAGTTGGCGATGCCGAGTATTTCCAGGCCAGCGGCGCCCGGCGCGTGGTAGTGGCCGGCAATGGCGCCGAGCCCTTCACCTGCTCCGGGATTGATATTTCCCTTGCATCCAGGGTTATTGGCTCGCACCGTCCGCGCACCCCATTTTACGTCAGCAGCTCCTGGGTGCCGAATACCCATGGCTTTTGGGACATGCTTGCCGGCATGGTGCTGGAGCCGCGGGAGCAGATAGCTGTGATCGGTGGCGCGCGCGACGTGCTCCTGCAGGACCGCTTCATGCCGGCCGGCGCCGGCCTGATTGCACCGCACCTGTGGATGCTGGGAGTAATGGAGTCGCGGCAGCTCGAAGCCTACCTGTGCGCCGCGAATGTCAACCTACTGCCCATCACAGCAGGCGGAGGCAGCAGCCTGAAGGTGGCCCAAGCCCTGCTGGCGCCCCGGCCGATCCTGGCCACCCGCCAGGCCTTCCGCGGCTTCGAGTTTGTCATGGGAGACAAGCGCATCATCCTGGCCGACACAGCAGCGCAGTTTCAGGAGGCCCTGCGCGATTTGTACAGTGGCTCCTATATCGCCGATTCCGAGCCGGCCGACCAGCTTAAAGACAGGCTCACCTGGTCGAGTATGCTGGCGCCCATGGTGGAGCAATTCCACGCACTAGCCGCTAGACCTGAAGCCTAAAGAAAAACAGGGACAACCGGACATTGTGTCTGGTGTTCCTAATATCCCCAGCATCCCTTCCAATGTCCCTGCTCAATGTCCACCTGCCGTCTGTCGGTTAATTACTCTTTTTTGATTAAACATCTTCAATATTACGACCAATGGCCGTATAGTAAAGATGTGGGTTGGGGAGATTGGCTCCCATCCCCCACCGGGAGAGAAAATCATGGCCAGACAGCCCCAGCGCGACAGAATGACGGAAGAAGTTGCAAGCAACCTCATTGCCCAGTACATGGCGGCCTTTGAGGCTGAAGACATTCCCGAAATGGAGCGCATTGTCGAAATCTGCTGTGCGAGCCCGAACATTCCCTTCGCCAATGAACTTCTTTGCCAGTTGGAGTGCTAAACCATGGCAATAAAAAAACTCAGCAAAACCCGCGCGAAAGCAATTACTGCTCTGCCCTCCTGCGTCGAAAACTATTACGAAGACTACATGAAGAAATTCAGCAGCCAGAGCGAAAATGACTACTACAAAATGTCAGGCTGCATTTTTACCCTTTACTGGATGGATATCATCACGCAGCCAGAGTACCACTGGCTCTATGAATACAACCGCGCCATGAGCGCTGCACTGAGGGATGTAAAAAATGTCCTGCCTTAACCCCATTGAAACCCTGCTGTCTGCCGACAACGCCAACTGCCTGGCAGACGAGCTCAATGCCGATGACGCCGACGGCTGGACCTACAAGGCGCACCACCCTGCCGATGGCCGCGGATACTCCAAGGTAGCGGCCTACGATGAAACTGGCGAGTTTGTTTCTTTTCTCTAGGAGTCATGATGAAAGTTCATCAGGATATGAATTTGGCCGAGTTGGCCAAACTTATGAATGTTACAGCTGACGACATAAAATATGGGGCAGCAAAAAACATGCAGATTTTGCTGTTGCAGCATGGTCACTATGGCTGCGACACCAGCGAAGTTATCACCAGAAACTGGCGGCAATTTGAACAATGGTCTTGCATGTTGATGGATAGGCTTATTACCCCTTGGCCGATCATCATCAAACTGATACGCGATAATCACCACTTAACCCAGGCGCAGGCTGCATCTATTGTCTACGTCGATATCCGCACATGGCAGCGCTGGGAAGCTGGTGACCGCAATATGCCGCGCGCAATATGGGAATTTTTCCAGATGCGCGTAGTAGATGGTCAGATTGGAGAATCATCAGCCACAAGCCGCGGCTGATAGTCGGAAATGATCAGCTCGAGCGGCAGGGACATTACCTTGCTGCCGACACCGTTGAACTTCACCGTTTTATTGTCATTGGAGGCGGCGCCAGGAAGGCGCCTCAGCTGGCCGCGGAGATCCGCACCGAACGGGGTATTCTCCATCAGGTGCTGAAGCGCCATGCTGGTGTTGGCCAGCAGCAGATCGGCCCCGCGGATAGCCATGCCATACCGCCGCAGCACCCGGCCGGCCTCATCGGTGGTCAGTGGCGGATTGCCGCCCTGCACCGCGTTGCTGGCCATGGTAATCACTTCAAAGACCGTCAGGGTCAGGTTACCTATGCGCAGGTGGGCTTCCATGAGCGCGCTCAATGCCTTCTCACTTTCCTCCGTCTCTGAATTCTCTGTGAACTCGTCCCAGTTGAACGTGTTCACCAACTCTTCAGCCTGCTGCTCTGTCACCAGCTCATTTGATACCAGCGACCAGCAGCCGGCCAGCAGGGCGCCATACTGGTCACCCTCGCGCCGAGTACCAAAGCGCTTCGTGCAGACATGGGAAAAAAGCTCTATGTTGACCCGGATGATCGGGATCAATTTCAGAGAGCGCAAAAAGAGCCGGCCAGGTACTGTCTTGTCAGTTTGCAGTGCATATATGGAGTCGCGCAGCTTTATCCACTCGTCAGCCTTCGATGCCTTGGGCGCCTTGTCGCGCTTCGGCCGCAGGCGCAGGACAGACAAGCGCTCAACGTCGGCCTGCTGGGTAAGCGCCACCTGGATCGAGCTCAGGCAAAACATGGAGCGAACGTGATAGCTGACGGCATTGCCAAACTGCGTACCCTTGAATGTCTCTGCCGCGCTGTCGGAGCTGGACTGGCGGATAAGCGAAAGCACGCTCTGCATCCGGTTCGCGTCCTTTTCGGTATTCGACTCCGACTCATCGAACAGCACAGGGATTGCGTCACCCGCCAGCTTCTGGCGGATACCGGCCTCGGAGCTGTTGCCCTGGGCATACTTATCCATGCCATTCATAAGCCAGTGCAGGAACTCCATGATGGTGCTCTTGCCTGAGCCGGCGCCACCGGTAACCCAAATGTGCGGACGCCACGCCAATGCCCCGCAAATCGGCGCCAGCGCCATCCAGCCTGCCAGCAAGGCACCACTGGCCGGCATACTCCAGCGGAACTTGCGGCAGATTTCCAGTATGTGCTGGCCCTCGGCTGTAGTCAGCGCTGTTTCAGGTAGCGTGGGCATCCTGAATTTGCGCTCATAAACGAACTTCGAGTTAATTTCCTCCAGGTTCGTTATCTTGCCATCCACCCACAGGCGGTCGCCCAGGTGGAACACCAGCCGTTCTTCGTCTTCCCAGGCCCCACGGCCACGCACGCATGATGGATCAAATACGCCCTTGGCAATGCAGGCCTGCACAATCCAATCGAGCGCAGCATCTGTGTCAATTTCAGGCTTTTTCTTGTTCGCCATGAAATCGCTTTTTTCCCACCAGTTGAGCGGCGCCAGGGTAATAAGGCCATTCTTTCCAAAACTGCCGACGGTAAGCGTCAGGATCTGCTTTTTACCGTGGTGGTAGATAAAGTAGTAGTCCCGGTCATAGCCCAGGAAATCCCATGGCTGATTGTGGCCGTCAATGCCTGCCGTGCTTTTCGGCTGGGGTGGCAGATCAGACTGATCAAGCATTACCTCTTGCTCGCCGTCCTCTTCATCTGCAAAGCGGTCGGCCATCATTTCGTCGTGCGCGTCAGGCTCCGGTACCTGCTCATTATCGACCGATGCTTTTTTCTTCGGGGGTGATGGCGGAAGCGGGTCCGTCATATGCTTTTTGACCCATGCCAGCACGTCGTCAGGTGTCCAGCCGTCAGTCTCAGCGTCGGCGAGATCCCAGCCCCTGGGGTAGTCGGCCGGCGGCTCCGAGCACTTCACGATGCAACCCTGCTCGAGCAGGATATGCACCAGGCCACGCCGCTCCAGCTCGCCATCCTCGCCCAGCCGGCCGTACGTGGTGACATAGCCCTCCTGGTCGGCATCGCGGATGATCAGCACCTTGCGACCCTTCAGCGGAAGCCAGTCGGTATGCTCGATGGCCTTGCCTCCACCCAGGTAGCTGATTACCTGGAACTGTGGCAGGAGCCGGCGCGCTGCGTCGACGGTCTTCTCACCCTCCACCATCACAACCATGCCAGGGGTAGCCAACTGCTCAAGGCCATATATAGGCCGCGGCTTCGGCAGCGCCGCCCAGCGCCAGCCCTCTTCACCGGTTTCCGTATCAACCGAGTAGGTCAGCGGCAGCACTTCCTTGCCTGGACGCATTTCACCGGTTTCCGGGTCACGGCGGAGGATATCGAAACGCACGACATAACCGTAGATATGTTCGCCATCCGGCATACGGATAGGCCACATGGAAGTAAGCTTGCCATGCCTTGAGTGAACAGAGGGCGGAGGCTCAGCATGATCAGGTACCGGAATAATCAGCTCGAACTGGCGTGCTTGCTGGCGCTGCTGCGCAAAAGATGGGCGCTGGTCGGCCGGCGGACGGACGATATTGGCCTTCGTGGGCTCGCCATTGATGTAGCGCACCGAGTCAGGAAAATTGAAGCCCTTGAACTCCATCACGAACGAGACGGCATCACCGCTGGCGCCACAGCCAAAGCAGTAATACATTTCTTTGTTCTGATTAACCTTGAACGATGGCGACTTTTCATTGTGGAACGGGCAGCAGGCTACCCACTCTGCACCCTGTTTTTTCAGGTCAATAAACTCGCCGACCACTTCGAGGATATTGGCGTTTGCACGGTCAATATCCTGTTGCGACGTTTTTGGCAGTTCATTACTCATTGGGCCCCCAAGTGGCTCTTATTATCCCAAGTATTGAATGATGCGTCGGCGGATCACTTGGGGGATCGTTCGGCGGCCAGACCTAGCCGACACATCAACCGTTGGTACGGAGCCGCGAAACACCGCGCTCCAGCACCTGCATAGCCTCTTCTTCGGAGGACGCAAAACCTGCTATCCCACCAGCATCATTGACCTGGTAGATAAAATTGAGCTGATTCTCTTTCTTGCGGTCACCACCATTACTGTGCTTCGAGTCAATGGCCGTGAAAACCGCAACCTTGCTGCCCACCATGTCCGGGGTGATGATAATGGAGTACCAACCGACCAGATCAAGCGACCCGTCCACAAGCCCGGAATGGAAGCGGCGAGCATTTTTCACCAGCACATCACCGTTACCCAGCTCAACAAAGTTAGAGCTGATCCAGCTCTTGCCGACATTGTTTCTGAATAGGACCGCACCGGCGCGGCTCAGGAACAGCATTAGTTTTTTGCTGACGCTGCTCTCTCTCATGCTGCATCCGCCTGTGTCTGCTGGGACTTCCTGAAATTCCACTCTTCAATCACGGTATCCCGGATGTGCTGCATGGCAGTCTGGCGCTCATCATGACTCAGGTGTTTCTGCCGGGCACCCCACATTTCCACCCATGCCCGGCGCTCATCACGAGTCATGTTGTCGAGCAGGTGGCGGGCAAGGCAGCCCTCCATAAAGTACCGGCTGCAGGACGAGACGCAGCGGCCTTTCTCGTACACCACCTTGGTATACATCAGGCCCTCTTCGTTACGGTATGAAATGGCGTCCATAAAAAATCCCCGCTGATTCCGAAAATTCGGGCGGGGATAGCAACCACAAGGTAAGAAACCTGATAGTGCTGTCCCGACCGGCTTTTGTCAAAATATTAGGGATTAAGCGATTCCCCATGCTCTTGATGCCATTGCGAGTGATGAAGGGCGCATAACCAGCGGACATTCAATGGTTTGGCGTAGTCATCGTGATGAGCACAAATATTTTCTTCTGTAAAGCAAACCTCGCATGGCTCCTTAAAAAGCTTCTTATCACGTATTGCATTACCAACCAAAATATGAGCCTTTCTTTTCGTTGGGTTTTTTTCTATATATTTTTCTTTTGCTTTTTTTCCAGCAGCAATACCGACAATACTCAGCGAATATTCCTTACGCTTGGCAACTCTATTTTTGTCTCCACTTCTTTTTTTATCATAATCAGTCATACACGATTTGCATTTTGCGCAAAGACCATCAACAGATGCCTTTCGTATATGGAATTCTGATTCTGCTTTTTCAGTTCCACAGGTATTACAAAATTTCATGGCTATCTCCTAAAAAATAAAGGATAACCATAATAAAAAGGAATATCAAATCAAAAAGGAATATCATCACTGAACTGCTGTTCGCGCGGCGGCATTTCATCCTTGGACGCCGCAGCCTGGCGGTTCGCCGCCTGCTGGCGCTGGGCAGGAGCGGCCTGCTGCTGGCCGCCACCACCGCCATCGGCGGCCTTGTTGTCCAGCATCTGGAGCTGGTCCGCCTGCACTTCGGTCTTGTAGCGCTTCTGGCCGGTGGCCTGGTCATCCCAGCTCCTGGTCTTGAGTTTGCCCTCGATGTAGACCTTGGAGCCTTTGCGCAGATATTCGCCGGCAATCTCTGCCACCTTGCCGAACATGACAATATTATGCCACTCGGTAGCCTCCTGCATTTCACCGCTGTTCTTGTCGCGCCAGGCCTCGCTGGTCGCCATGGAGAAATTGCACACGGCATTGCCGTTCGGGAGAAACTTCACTTCAGGATCTTTCCCGAGCGTGCCAACCAAAATCACCTTGTTTACGCCGCGCATGTCCTACCCCTAAAAGTTGATTGCCTCGTCAGCCGCCTGAAGCAAAGACGGCTGGGCACTTATGGTGTTGTTTGCCGCCTGGTACTCCGCGGGAGTCTGCCCCAGGCATTCCTTCAAAATAACCTCTACCTTGCAGCGCACCAGCACATCCTGGAGGCGCTTGATTATCTGGTCAGTGACGTACTTAATTGCATCCTTCTCCATGGCCGGCCGGACATAAAGCAGCATGGTCCCGGCGGCATCCGTACGCATGACACTGTTCATTGCTACCCGCATGGCGCGCTCGCCCAGCTCGGAAGCGCTAACAAAGGCATTCCAGCCTGCTGGCGACCAGATGGGCTGCTTGGAAGCCGACAGGGCCTGCTTTATGCGCTTAATTCTCTCTGCCTTCTCGTCGCGGGCCTTGAGCACGTTTTCAGCATATTTTGTCGGGCTCTTTATATTGGGCTGGGTCTTTGCCCAATCCGCCAACTCTTCCTTGGTCTTGGCTTGTCCACGCTCAGCCCGGCTGAGACGGTTTACTTCTTCCTGCGCCTCGATGGCCGTCACATCCATTTTCTGGATAGTGCCCTCGACCTCCATTATGGAGCGCCCGGTCGGCACCCATTCATAACCGCACCCGTCGGAAAATGGCGATATGCGGAAAACATGCCCGCAATCACACAGAGTCATTTCGACGGGACGGAGAGCCCAGCAGGCGGGGCACTTCTTTTTTGTGCCCGGCACAGGCGTTTCAGCAGGGATATTCCCACAAAAAACCTGTGTTACAGGGTGAATGCGGAAACAGATGGGGCACCGCTTGTTCGCCTCTACCTCATCTTCAGCGTCCTTATTTCGACGCCCCTTTTTGCGTCCATCCAGGGTCCATTCACGATAGGCCCAGGGCAGTCCGTGATTGCTGATAAATACGTCATCGCGGACAAGGCCAATATTGCCAACGTGGTCCAGAATAAAGGCGCCAGTCTTGCCGGGACTCGGGCGCATGATGCGGCCCACCTGCTGGAGAAAAAGCCCTTCTGACTGTGTAGGCCGAAGAAGAATGCCGCACTCCAGATCAGGAAGGTCATAACCTTCTGACACCAGATCGACGGTGACAGCCCCATGTATTGCTCCAGACGCCAATTCCCGGTTTACTGAATCACGCGCCTCATCGGACATAGCGGGAGCCCCGACCAGGAGCTTGAAACGGAAGCCGGCAGCGTTAAAACGATCAACGATATCGTTGGCGTGCTTTACGCTGGCAGCAAAAACGATAGTCTTTGCGCCAGGGCACACCTCTTTATAGCGCTCGACGGCGTCCCCGACGATTTGCTTTTGTCCCTCCATCCGCTGCGCGAGCTGGATAGAGTTGTATTCCCCGTTGGCATTCAGGGTTACCCCAGTCAGGTCAACATTGTGCTGAGGCCCGTACAGTTCCGGCTTGACTAAGAAGCCCAATTCAATGAGCTCCGGCATGGGGGGGCCTAGAATTATAGTATCGAACAGGCCATCAGCATGAATGCCAAGCCCCTTGCCGTCAGATCGTACCGGGGTAGCTGTAACTCCCAGCGTAACAGGAGCGCCAAGAGCATCGTAAACTTTCCCCCACTTGTTGCCCGCCACAAAATGATGGGCCTCATCGACGATCAGTAAATCAGGCTTATAAGGCAGCTGGCCGTTTTTAATACGCGCCAATAAGGTATCAACACTGGCTACCTGCACCAACTCGCGCGGACGAGGAGTAAAGTGAGGGCTGATTAGCCCGTGAGATACTTTCAGGTTATCCAGGCTGCGGCTGGCCTGCTTTAGCAGTTCCTTGCGATGAACAATAATAAAAACCGAGTTTCCTTTATTCGCCGCCTTTTCGGTTATAAAACTGAAAAGGTACGTTTTGCCGGCACCTGTACTTAACTGATAAAGAACGGCGCGAAAGCCCTCCAGCATCTTCGCGCGGATCTCCTTGACGCCTTTTTCCTGATGCGGGCGTAGCGATATCATGATTACTTTGCTGCTGGCTTGCTGAAAGCGATATGCAGCACCATGGCGCCAGAACCAACAATGGTATAGACGTAGGCAAGCAACCAAAGGACATAATAGGTAATTTTGCTGTTACCGGCCGAGGCTGAAATATCGCGTTCTATCCTGGTACGAGCAGCTGCAGCCGCTGGGGATTTGCTGAAAGTCATATGCAGCCCGGCGAAGCATCCAAACAGCAGATACACACCGACAATGCACAAAAGAATGATAAGAAAAAGGTGCATTACTTACTCCTGTCGCTATACCCAAATAGGGACAAAATAAAAGTTAATAGGAGAGGGCGCCCAATATTTATTGTCGTGAACACGACGCCCATTATTAAGTTGGCTCGCCAATCAAATGGTAGCCCGAAAACCTTATCGATTACCCATTGCACGAAAAGGCAGATTGCATAGGAAGCGATGAAGCTCAGGACAACGCGAAAGCCGGCCGGTGGGGGTCGGCCAGCGTTCATCCATTAGCGCCTTGCGCGCCACCGGCGCCGCCCTGTGCCTGCTCTTTCAGCTTTGCCGCTTCTGCCTCTTCACGCCAGCCACGCGCCACCCGCTGGAGAGCGGCGATCAGCTCTACGGACTTGGGGGGCTTGGCTGCCCAGCGATCAGGGGTGGCCCGCGCTACGCCGGCTGCCTCGCAGGCTTCGGACAGGGAGCGGCCGGCCACTTTCAGATTACGTTCAATCTCATCAAGGGCTTGCTGAAACTCTGCCTCAAAGTCCGGGGATTCGGGCTTCTCTATTACTGTTGTCTCGCTCACGGCTACCTCGTCACTCAAATTTGCGTAAGTATAGCCGTCCCATCTGGCATCCCGTCAAGCCGACATTTTGTCATTTTTGAGCAAATCAGGCTTGCGCCTTCCTCTTTTTTGAGGCAGCATTCTCTAGGCGGCAGGAGTCGCTGGAGAGAACACATGCAAGACTTTATCCCTGGTCACTACCCAGGCGTATCGAACGACGACTATCACAATGGCCCCGGTGTATCAAAATCGCATCTGGACAAGATGGCCGTATCGCCAGCCTTTTACCGGTTTCATTACCGGAAAACTGATGAGGAAAAAAAAGAGGTAGTAGAAGAAGACGGGGCCTCCGATAAAAACTTCGGTACAGCTTTTCACACAGCTGTGCTGGAGCCTGACCTACTGTCCAGTACCGTGGTTATTGCACCCACCAGCATCAATAAGCGCACCAAAGTGGGCAAGCAGGAGTTTGCCGATTTCATGGCGCAGAACAAGCATAAAGTGGTGGTCGATGTTGGCGAGCATGACCTCTTGCTGAAAATGCGTGATGCTGTTCACCGGCATCCGGTAGCGCGCCATTTTGCGCGCGCCGATGGCGGTATGATCGAAAACAGCTTTTACGGATATGACCCGAAAAATGGTCTTCTGCGCAAATGCCGGCCGGACAAGATTATCGAATCCGGGGAGCTGATTATTGATTTGAAGTCAACAAAGGACGCCAGCCCGCGCGGGTTTGCTCTGGATGCCACCAACTACACCTATTATCTTCAGCCTCCGTGGTATTTGGATACGATGGAGCTGGCAGTAGGCTGGACGGCCGAGAATTTTGTTTTTCTTGCTGTGGAGAAAGAGCCGCCTTTTCAGATCGGAATCTATTATGCACAGCAACATGATATTGAACTGGCTCGCGCAGAGTGCCAGCGCCTGGCCGACCTGATAGCTGAATGTGATGCGTCGGGGTACTGGTACGACTATACGAAGTCTGAAGCCATGCCCCTTGACCTGCCGCCCTGGACCTGGAGAAAGTGATGAAAAGTTTATACATTTCACATGTGAAACTGCTGAACGTGCTTGGCATCGAAGAGTTGGAATTTGATGCCGGCCGTTTTGTTGAAATATCTGGCAAGAATGGCGCCAGCAAAACCAGTATTCTCGATGGCATCAAGGCTATCATCAAGGGCGGCTCCGATGCCTCCCTGGTGCATAAGGGCGCCAGCAAAGGCGAAGGGGTACTGGTGCTGAATGACGGCACGAACATCCGCCGCGTGTTCAAGGACAATGGCACAGCATCTACACTGACTATCACGAAGAATGGCACCAAGGTAGAGCGCCCGCAGAGTGTGCTGGATGGCATGGTCGACATGCTTTCTATCAACCCTATTGAATTCCTGCTGGCCAAGCCGAAGGACCGGCTGAATGTGTTGCTTCAGGCCATGCCGTTGAAAGTCGACCAGGCTGACATGGAGGAAAAGTGCGGCATTCCGCTGGCGCCGGAGCTGGTTAATTGCCATGCTTTTGACGCCATCCATGCCACGCATAAAGCCGTCTTCGATGAGCGCACGGTGACCAACAGGCTGGTGGCCGAGAAAGAATCGACGATCAAGCAGTTGCGCCAGACGCTGCCAGAAGAAATTCAAAATGCCGTCAGTGAGAGCCTGGCCACCCTGCTCGACGAACAGCGCGCCCTGCTTGAAAGCCGGGATATCTTTCTCGACAAGGTGCAGAAACAGCTGGATAGTTACAATGTTGGCTTTTCCCAGCGACGCACGGACGCCAAGGCTGTTTATGATGAGGCTGTGCGCGTGGCACGCGAGCAGTACGACAGTCAGATCGAAGTAATCAATGCCGAAGCCGACGTGAAGAAAACCGCAGCGGCCGAGATTAAGGACAAGCGGCTGGAAGTCATCGCCGTCAAAAACAACGAGCTCACTGCGCGCATTACCAGGCTGCAGGAGCAGGAAGGCCAGCGCTCGCGGTCGGAGGCTACGCTTGAAAATATCCGCATTCTCGATGTGGACCTGACCACCCTGAAGGAAAAGGCAGTATTCCAGGATGGCGTGCTCCAGCACCTGCATGACTACAAGCTGGAGCTGATGAGCAAGCTTCCCATCACCGGACTGGAAATCGTAAACGGAGACATATTCCGCGACGGCATAGCCTTCGACCGGCTTAATACTGCGCAGAAGGTGCAAATTTCCGTGGAAATCGCCAAAATGCGCGCTGGTACGCTGGGCATCATGTGCGTGGACGGCATCGAATCGCTGGACCTGGATACCTACGGGGTATTCAAGGAAGAAGCGCTGGAGTCGGGCTTGCAGCTTTTCGTTTCCTATGTTTCTGAGAACCCGCTCAACATTACCAACTGTGGAGATTAACCATGCAGACCAAAGAAGATGGGGTGGCCACCCCGATGCGGCAGGGCAGCTATGAAGAGGCTTTCAATAGTGACCATCTGCCGTCAACCGGGCTGAATCAGGGCGCTGTTGCGATAGAAACGTCGCGCGCTGTTGCAGAGGCCCAGGGTGCACTGGCCATCGCCAAGCGCTTCCCGCGCAATGTGAAGGGGGCTATGGACGATATCAAGGTGATCTGCCAGCAGCAGTCTATGGCTGAAAAGGCCTTTTACAGCTTCCCGCGCGGCCGTGAAACCATTTCCGGCCCGAGCATCCGCCTGGCGGAGCAGATTGCCTTGTGCTGGGGGAATATCGAATTCGGTCACCGTGAGCTGAGTCGTGGTGCGGACTTTTCCGAAGTGGAAGTTTTCGCCAAAGACCTCCAGAGCAATACCCGCTCGAGTACCAGCTTCACTGTGAAGCACATCATCGACCTGTCCGGTGGCAACAGCCGGCCGGCAAAGAGCGAGCGCGATATCGACGAGCTGATCGCCAACAAGGCCGGCCGCCGCCTGCGTGGTCGCATCATGGCAATCCTGCCGAAGTGGCTGCAGGAGCAGGCCGTAGAAACCTGCCGCAAGACACTGGCCGGTGGCGTCACCATCGACCAGCGTATCGAGCGTGCGCTGGGTGTGCTGGCCAAGTTCGGTATCACGCGGGCAATGCTGGAGATCCGCTCGCAGAAGCCCATGCAGACGTTTAACGATGACGACTTTGCGGATCTCCAGGGCATGTTTCACAGCCTGCGCGATGGCATGACTACGCTTGAAGAATGGTTCGACGACAATAACAAGGCCGTCGATACCGCCAAGGGCGCCGCCATCAACAACTCCGTTGGTGCTGCCGCCGGAGCCCAGGCCGGCGCCACAGCGCCTGCTGCTGGTGCTACCCGCAAGGGCCGTCAGGGTGGTGCGCCAGCTCCTGCCGCCAATGCCACCCAGCAGCAAGCGCCTGCGCCTCAGCAGTCCGCTCAGCCGCAGCCTGCCGCCAATGCTACTGATGCCAAGCCGGAGCAGGCCGCCACCGGCCAGGCCGCTGAATCACATGCCGCCAATGCTCAGCCGCTGGCCCGCCAGGTAGTGACGGATGCCGCTGAAGCTGCCACCAACAAGCAGCAGACCGAGCAGAAACTGGCGCCGGCTCCCAAGCAGGCACCCACGCAGCAGGAAACGCCGGAGGATGACGGCAGCCTGTTTTAATTACTCCAGCACAAGGACGTGCGCCTTTTTAGGGGTTTACCGTGAACGCGAAAAAAGCAAAGGCACTCCGCCGCGATGCGCACGCGCTTAGCATTGGCATGCCGAATGAGAAGTATGTCCGTGGCGCCAACGAGCGCCATATTTACACCGGCATCCGCCTGCTGGAGACTTGCTACAAAGGGGTTTACAGAGAGCTGAAGTGCGGCTTCAAAAAGGATACTTACGTTCCTTCCGCGCAGCGCAACAGCTGATTACCGAGCAGTACCACCAAAACCACAGGAGCATACCGTGGACGAACCGAAGAAGGGCATCCGCCCGTTTATTGACCTGCTGCGCGAAGTCGAGCACGGCAGCTTCCTGGACGAACTGACCGTCGAGCAGAACAAACTCGTCGACCTGATCGGCCTCACCAACAAGGGCGGCAAGATCACCATCACCCTGGATTACAAGCCGGAAGGCAAGGGCCAGATGAGCATCAATGCCGATTTCAAGGTCAAGTCGCCGACCATTTCGCGCGGCAAGACCCTGATGTACGTCACCCCTGAAAACAACCTGCTGCGTGAGCATCCCAAGCAGCAGAAACTTCCACTCGTCGCCATCAATTCCACCGGCAGCGACAAGCCGGCCCTGGAAGAACTTGGCAACTCCAAGCAGGGTTAATCCGCATCATGAATACTGAAAACACGAAAGAATTGCTCGCGCTCGGCGCGAAGCTGGTTGGGTTGAGTACGGTGCCTGGCACCAACATCCCCTTTGCTGTCGTGCCGGAAGGCTATGAGTTGAAGTCGCTGGCTGAGCATCTGTCGCAGCCGGTAGAAATCAAGCAGAACATCACGCTGAACGACGTTGACTCGTTCACGGCCTATCTTGGCAAGTTTGCCTTGCGCGGTCGTACCGTGGTGTTCTCTGACTTGGCCTCGCTGAGCATGACGGCCGTCATCGACTACCACGATGGCGCAATCCGCCCGGATGCCGAGGAATTGCCGGAGGGATTCAGCACCCTGGCAACTACTGGCATTGATGTGCAGGGCCCTGCCCAGTGGGGGCGCCATGTGGTCCACTTGCAGTTGCTGAGGGCACCCGAGTTTGACGCCTGGGCCAAGCACAATGACAACATGATTCCGCAGGTGCAGTTCGCTGACTTCCTGGAGCGTCATGCCGGTGAAATTGTGCGGCCGGATGCGGCTACCATGCTGGAAGTGGCCAAGACGCTTTACCAGAAGTCCAAGATCGTCTACGTATCCTCTGAAAACCTCCAGAATGGCGATAATCGCCTGACCTACCAGGAGGAAAGCGAGAGCGGGGCCGGCGCCAAGGGCACCATCGATATTCCGAGCAACTTCCAGATTGGCGTTCGCATTTTCCGCTATGCCAATCCGTTCGGTATCGACTGCCTTTACCGCTACCGCGTGGACAAGGACACGAAGAAGCTGTTCATGTGCTATGTCATGGTCGACTTCGAGCTCATCCTCGAGCGCGCCCTGGCCAACATCGCCAGCAAGGTATCCGAACAGCTCGAATCGAAGCTGCCGGGCCACAACATTGCCTTTTACACCGGCAAGCGTGGCTGAAAAAAGTAGGTGTTAACCCGAGCATCCCGGTTCGCCGGGGTGTTTTTTAAAGAGCATCGATCATGGCAGTCAGAAAAACATCAATAGAATGGACAGATAGCACCTGGTCACCCACGCGCGGCTGCTCCCGTGTGAGCCCTGGCTGCATGAACTGCTATGCTGAAAAGATTGCTTTTCGCTTCAATGGCGAAGGAATGCCCTATGCTGGCCTTATAGGCGAACATCGTCAGTGGAATGGCAAGATCATGCTTATTGATAGCGTGCTTCTGGAACCGTTGTCATGGAAAAAGCCCAGCAAGATTTTTGTCAACAGCATGTCTGACCTGTTCTATGAGGCTGTGCCGCTGGATTTCATCGATAAGGTTTTTGCCGTCATGGCGCTGGCCAGCCAGCATACTTTTCAGGTGCTGACGAAGCGGCCGGGAGTCATGAAGGCCTACATGCAGGGCATTGCCCGCGAGCCTGAGCGCCTGGTACTGGCCGCCGAGCGCATGGGCCTGGTGCTGGCCAAGCCGGCTATCCCACTGCCGAATGTCTGGCTTGGCGTGAGCGTGGAAAATCAGGAATGGGCCAACAAACGTATTGGGCTGTTGCTGACCACGATTGCGGCCGTGCGCTGGATATCGCTGGAGCCGATGATTGGCCGGGTCAATCTGACCATGCTCGAGCGGAAATGGGGCGGCCGGACTCATATAGACAATGCTCTCGATGGTTTCCGGTCTGCCAAAAATGGGGGCTCCCATGGCAATAAGCTGGACTGGGTTGTCCTTGGCGGCGAGAGCGGCGACAAGGCCCGCATCATGAAAGCCGAATGGGTACGCAAGGTCCGCGACGACTGCGCGCAGCATGGCGTGCCGTTCCTGTTCAAGCAGTGGGGTGAGTATTTGCCTTCCAACCACCCTGACTGCCCGCCGGGCCCACCCTTGAAGGACTGGGTATGGGAGGACGGCAAGCCCTTCGAGAAGGGTGACCATCGCGAAATCCAGCTTTACCGCAAGGTCGGCACCAAGCACGCCGGCCGCACGCTGGATGGAGTTTTGCACGACGGTTACCCGGTGGCACGGTAATGGACCTGCACCCCACGAAAGCCTGCATGGGCGCCGATACGCAGCCTGAGTTTCACAGTGGCGAAGACGGCCAGGTATGCCTGCAATGCGGAACATGGGTCCGTAATGATGTTGTCGATGATCCGTTTTGGGGTTTTAAAGCAGGATGTATCCGGGCTGAAAAAAATGAGCCGTGATCAGAGCATGATCGAGGATTGTGCGGATCTACGCGAACTGGCGCGCGAAGTGTCGGAACTTGCGAAAAAGAAGGGTTCTCAGCACCAGCTGCTGGCGAGTGAAATTGCGGCTGGTGCTGGGGATGCGATATGAAAGGCCTATTGCCAGTTAGACCGGCTTAAAACCGTGCTTGAACTGGCTCCAGATAGAGAGGACTGATTATGATAAAGCTTATTTTCAAAGGCAGCGCAGGAACTGGAAAAACCACTTACCTGCGGGATTTAAAAGAAAAGCTGACGAAAGATGGGGTTACATTTTTTGAAGTGAATGCAAACATTGCCACCAAGCGGTTCATTTTTCATCGTTTAAAGCAAACAGGTGTTGGGGTAATCGTTATCGATGAAGCCACCGAGAAACTTTGTCACAAGATTGATAAAAAGTTTCCCGGTGTTGAGATTTACGCCGCTGTAGAACTTTAGAACCGCCAGATCACACCTGCACCAAAGTACGCACCACCCTTGCCGCCGAGGTTAAAGGTTTCGCCAATAACCTCGACGGCTGTTCCCATCTTGTACGTTCCCACTATCCCAGGCTTCAGGCCGGCAACGGCCAGTGGACCAATACCATACTTGGGCTCACTGAACACCAGAGGCGCCTTTTCCGGCGGAACATCCAGCGTACTCAAAATGGTGCCGTCTGGTGTCGAAACGATATACCGGTGATAGCCGTCAGCCGTCTTGATGGCATCCAGGCGCACGGTGACCGCTTTACAGACTGGCGCCGGCTCAGGGGTATCATGGCACATCCCATCGCTCGAAGGCTTAAACGGCGCAACGGGGGGAGGCGCAGGCTGTGCTTCCGGCTGGATGGATGCAATCACCGTATGCTCATGGATGGCACCCTTGGGCAGCATGGGAGCCTTGGCCATTTTGTCGGCCTGCTTGTCGGCGCCCGGCGCCACCGGCGGCAGTACCGACTTGTCTGGCTGCACGATGGCCGCCATGGGAACCGGGGTCGGGCCCGGCTTCGTGAGGATGTGCCCCTCAGCAATCATGCCAATCCATACCAGGATGGCACTGTAGATCAAAAACAAACCGCCTTTCTGCCAGTTCTGCATGACGCTCTCTCCTACGGGTGCGGCCCACCTGGGCCATGAGGCTGGCTGGCCCACCCGGCAGCCACAAGGGTGCCGAGCACAACCAGCGCTTTACCTATCCCGGTGACAATCGCAACCGCAATTGCCCCCAGCATCGATTTGCGGAAAATATCCCAGCGTTCCTTCGCCTTTTCCTCTCGCTCAATCCACTTCGCCACGATGATGTGATGATCGGCATGGATTTTGCGGTCAATGCGCGCATCCTCTGCCCGGCCGTCCAGAGCAAGATTGATCAGGCGCACAAGGCGCTCATCCTGCTCGCGTTCCCTGCGTTCCTCTTCGGTTTCAGTCCGGCAAAATGGAATAATGCTTTCATTTTCCATGTCATAACTTCCTTTTTTCCGGTTAGAGTTTGATGATCGGCAGGTAAGCGCGGTTTTTCGGGCGCGTTTCAGTACCGCCGGAGGACGTCGTGACGGTCGTTCCCCCCGCCGGAAATCCAGCGATGACATTCGAGCCCGGCTGCACGGTGTAGTTATATTCGCTATTGTTCACGTCGTGATTGTGCGATCCAAATGCGTCCGTCTGACTCGTCGCCAGCACACGCCCAGCATCAACCCCAGCACCAAGGTCAAGGCCGCGCCAGAAGAGGCCACGGTCGTCAGGGAGCGGGATACGGTAGTTGAGGTCATAGTCAGCAACGGCGGTCAAGCCACGTGCCACCGGAGCGCCGTCAGCCGTTAGCATCTGGAACGCGCCCCCATCGGTGGTGTTGAGCGTCGCATCCCAAATAATGCCAAAAAGCGTACTGGATGAGGGATCAGCAAAATTCGCGTTGCTGGCAGCGTTGCCAATCGTCTGGCCATTACAGATCAGCCAGCCGGCGGGAGCGGTCAGGCCAAAAAAGTGTGACACGGAGCCGGGCGGCACAAGGCCCGCCGCCAGCACAGCCTCAGCCGATGTTGCGCGAGTTACTTCCGAAGCTACAGCAGCGGTTAATACGCCCTCTGCGGTTATGGCGCGAGTCTGCTCAGCGGCAATTGCCGTATTCAGTGCAGCTTCCGCCGTAGTGGCGCGAGTCTGCTCAGCGGCAATATTGGTATCGACCTGGGCCGTGGAATAAACCCCAAGATTGGTGCGCGCAGTTGCGGCGCTGGCAATATCGGACAGGTTGTTGGCCTTTGCCAGATAGTTGTCGCCTACCCACTCGCGGGTAGCAGTAACGATAGAGGGGTCCAGGATAATGGTCACCGTGTCAGGATTCGACACGGCAATCGTCATGCGGATAAGCATGTCTGAGGTGGCGCCGTCGGCAGCCGTGGGCTTGTAGGTATCCCCGCAGTTCGCCGTGAAAATCATATTGCCGGCATTGTCATTGAGGCTGAGCTCGCGGATTGTCCAGCCTCCCTCTACTGCCGGGATTATTGCCTCTGCGATGAACTGGTCAGCATTGGACGGGTCCACTGTCAGGCTGTTCAGCGCCACAGATAATACCTGGTGCACCAGCGCTGTACGGGTCGGATCTGGAGTGACTGGCACGCCGCCACCGTCTCCAACCCTGATAGTGGCATAGACAATCTGAGTGTCAGAGGCATGAGCAGCCGCCTCGAGCGTGGCGCCCAGGGCAGTGATCAGGGTCTTATACGTGGACATTTCAAGGCCCTACCGAAATTGTTACGCCCAGCTGGGATACTGCCGTGGACACAAACCGGTCAGTAGTGCTGATCGAGGTATAGAAATTGCGCAGATTGGTCCCTGCGTCCCGGAACTGATCAATGAGCGCCCTTGACCGAATAATCAGGGAGGCGATATCGGTAACGCCGGCCGTGTCAATCTCGGCATCGAACCACCCGTAATTGCCGCTAACCAGCGGGGCATCGGTAATTGTGGCAAGCTGGCCTGAGTTGAGAGACTGAAGCGCGAGTTCGATGGCCACGTTATTGGCTTTCGGCTGGAACATTTGCGTCACGATACGGCCAGCGTACTGGGGGTCGAGTTCGCTATTCTGGCGCACGCAGTCAAAAAAACTGCCGTGGTAATCAAGCCATGTGCCTTCCGCCGTTCCCACTACCATCTGGTCTATCATCAGCGGAATGGAGTTCACCGCCTGATTCAGCTCTGAGGCGCTGCTATCAAGAAACGCCCATGCCAGCGACGTGAATATGCTCAGGTGATCGCCATTGCTCACGGCTGGAGTGTTGGAGCCGTCCAGAATGGAAAGCGCACTCAACTGTGCAATAGAATCAGGCGGCGAGAAAGCCACCGTATACCCCGTCTGGGCAGCAAGGTGGGTCGCCAGCGCAGCCAGGGTGTAAAGGGAAAGATCGATGTTGAGTGCGGCGCCCGAGCCGCCAGTCACAGTGGTAGTCAGAAATCCATCTGCAACAGTCCACGTCATGGTGCCATCATAGTCAAGACGCAGCGCAAGGGTAGCCTTCGGGTCTTTGCTGAATGCCCGATGTACCCAGGTGAAAAGCTTGCGCGTCAGTTTCATATCAGGTCGTCAGAGCAATGGTGCCCGGAAGGGCTTTGTAGTTATAGGCAATCGTAACGTCCCCACCGGGCGCAGACAAAACCACGTTATAGACACCAGGCACATTCATAATCGTTGTGCGGATCTGCTCTTGAATGATATTGGTGCCCACAGGCAGGCTGGCGATATAGGCGTTCACCGCCGCTGTGCAGGCCGCCAGCACAGCAACGCTGCTGCTTGCGTAGGCTGGCAGAAGAGTCACCACGCCAGTCACATCACAGGTAGACGTGAAGCAGGCATACACCACTACAATGGTGCCAGCCGCCTTGTATCCGGCGATTTTGTTGCCGTTGGTGTCGGTATAGCCATCTATAATTTGCTGGCACTTCGCGATCAAATCAGAGCTCGCCCCCGTGCTGCCGTTGAAAATAAAAACATGGATAAGTCCAATCGGGTTGGAGTCATCGATGTAATACATTTCCTGCACGATGGCGCTGATCACGCTTTCCACAATATTGCCATAGCTGTCCAGCAGGTAGGCTGTCTGCGCCCCGTACTGGAGTGCATAGACTTGGCCCCGGCCAAGGGACTGGATGTAGGACTGGAAGCGCGTTTTGCGCTGGTCTTCCGTCTCAGCGTCCTGGCCGCCACCGAAAGCGAGGGTATTGGTGACGCCAGTCACCCCGGCAATGCTGCCGACCAACTGGGTAATAGTCCCTGGCGCCGCATTACTGACGAGCCCGACCGTATCAGCTGCAGCCTCCACAGATACTGTAGTGTCACCGGCAGGGATAACAGCGTTCGCCTGAGTGACATAGCGGATAGTGCCGCCGGGCACAGTCACTACGGCACCAGCCAGGATGGGCTGATCGAACGCAGATACTGTGGCAGTAAACGTCAGGAGCCCGCGGGATGCCTGGGCCGGCAGCAGCGGAAAGCCGAAGCTGTTGTAAATCGCTACCGGGATGGCCTCCTTCAGGCCATTGAACATTTGCTGGTAGTACTGATCGAGCTCAATGGCGACCGCCTCTACCACCGTACGGGCAGCAGCGCCGACATTAAAATCAGTCAGCAGCGACTGCACCGCTTTCATGCGGTTGATCATGGCCGCGGCAATGGAGACAAAGTTTTTTATCTGAAATGCCATGATTAAACGCTCACCGTGACAGAAAGAGGCTTACCCACAATCGGGTTTACATCCATGGTTATCTCCATGGCATCGCCGGTTACCTGGACCGTAGAATTCTGGACCCGCTGGACGCGAGGGTCAGACTGTACTGACGCCTGAGCATAACCATTGGCGATGTTGGCATTGATGGGGTTATTCCCCTTGCCGAGCATCGTCCGAACAAAACTTCCGTAGGTAGGGTAGTAGACGAGCTCATAGCGCTGCACGTTGACGCGCATGGTCAGCGCCTGCCGTAGGTTGTCATTTCCCACCAGCACGGCAATATCGCCTGAATCAGTTGCAGTAAAATCACCGGAAGTCAAATCTATATCTGTGCCATATATTTCACTTGCGGAAGCTGCCCCATTTGTGCTGTCGAATGTCGACGGGACTTTTATCGAATCACCAAACTTCAGGACGCTGGCAGTCACCTGCGAATCATCGCCCGTCAGGTATGGCGCAGAAAGACCGTTGATATTGACGATATCCACCCACTTTGATGCATCCCCCACCTCTCGAAGTGCGATTTTCTGGAGGGTATCGCCCCACTGGGTTTGCACGAAGCGAACGCCAGTCAGCGGGGATGTCATGCCGGTAGAAGAAGTTGATGGGCCGCTGGAACTGGATGCCAGGGCCTGCTGAGCAGCAATAGCCGAGGCGTTCAGTGTCGTTCCTTGAGCAATATTGGATACATGCCCATGAATAGCCACCATGGAAGGCGGCGACAGTACCGGGTCGCAGTTTTTCAGCGCACCAGTGGAGAACTGCGCTGCTTCATTCTGGGTGGCCAGCGGCGCCTGGTTTGGATAAACCGAAGCGAGCGGATTGCTCAACTGAGCAACAGCGCTCCCGCCTGAAGTTGATGAGCAGTTGGATGCCCCGTACACAGCGGAGTAATCAGGGAACTGGGCAGGGGGTATCAGGATATTCTGCAGGAGGCAGGTGACGTTCTCATAAGCAGCCGCAGCCTGCATGCAAAGATTACCGGCGAACGGGTCAGTGATGGCTGCCGCCAAGACCCGCCATACATTGGCCGCGCCCATGCAAGCATCTGCGGCCAGCAGATTCAGGGAGGCTGATGGAGCCTGCCGAGTAGCATTGACCGCCCCTACAATAGCTGCTGACAGGCTATTAAAGCTGTTCATCGGGCCAGCCAGAATACTCGGAAGCGCGGTATGGAGTATTCCGGTCGCAGTATTCAGCGCTGACGTAACTTTATCCATGACAGCCAGGGCGGACGATATGGAGTCGCCTACGGACTGATCTGAAGGCTTGGGCGCCAGCAGGCTATCAAGCGTCCCAGCGGTAGCCGCCGAGACGTAAGCAATGCCGGTCATGGCAATCTGATACATCATCAGCAGCGGCCGTGAGCGGTTCCGCTTCAATGAAAAAACGAGCGGCACCACGAACATATGCACAAAATTCAAACCATCGGAATAAATCAGCAACACCCCGGATGGGTCGCGTCCTTCTTCTGCGGCAAGGGCGCGCAAATTGTGCCACTGCTGAATCATGCCCTGCAGGGCGATCAGCCGTTCGACAGATGACTTCTGGGCAGCATCAGTGCGCCAGCCAGTGTGACCGGAGATATTGATACTGACCAGACCCTCACCCCACTCATCAGCCCATGCTCCAGCTGTGCCGGCCTGTCCCAGCGTCTGCTGGACGGTCACGCGCGACGGGGTGGTAATGTTTACGTCTTCAGGCCGGATGTTGAGCGTCAGCAACTGCACGGGTCCATTCGGCCGTGTCACATCCACCAGCGCGAAGCCGATGGGTGATGTATCCGGTTTTTGAGATAGTGGTGGATTCTGCATAGTCCCGCCAGTTTACAGTCACACCATTGCGCCGGTATTGCCGCCGATGGTGCCGCCGGTGTGGTAGTGGGTCTTGATGCTGATACCTGCAATCGATATGTCTCCAGCCGTCACTACCATTGAGCCAGTCGGCACGTTTATGCTACCTGTGACTGTCACATTGCCTGCTATAGCCGCAGCACCTGTGCCGCCACCAACAGCTGTCAACGCCAAGCCGCCAGCACTGATGAGCCCAATCACGTTCAGATTTCCAGTGATCGTATTGGTGGGTGCGGTTATAGAGGTAGCAGTAGCGGTGACATTCACGTCTACCGCCTGCACGTTCACGGCCCCGGTAGCTGCATGGATGTTCAGGTTCCCGAGCGGAGCAGACACTGTGATATTGCCGGTTGTAGCAGTTGCGTTGATATTTCCGTTTGCGGCTGTCACATAGACGTTTGAAGTGGCATTTACAACTGTGTCAGCGCCTGACGTAACTGTTACCTGGCCAGTGGGGGCCATATCAAGGCTGGCCTGTGATACCCCTCCCACCGCCACACTCATATGGATGTGAGGCTGGCGCCCGGTGTTCTTGGTGATAGCCCACAGCTTTTTAAAATCGCGGCCAGTCAGATCGTCATGAGCTGTCGATTCGCCTATCCTTAAATAGGTGCCGCTAGGATGGTAAAGCTCAAAATTCCCGAAAATATCCGTTGTGGTGTAAACGTCGGAAGCATGGCGCTGGACCCGGCGCCCGGCCTCCACGAACATCTGGCTTTTCTGGGGAGACAGGAAGCCCAGGATTATCAGTCCACCATGGCGAAGCGTGCCGCACACGGCGATCAGGTTTGGTCCTGTAGTGCTGTCGTTTATGTCCGTAGACTGCCCGGCAGATCCAGATGGCGGGAGCCCAGGCTCAGTCAGGTCAACGGTGCCTGTGCAGTCGCTGAGGCTCTGCTCGCCCATGATCATGACAGCCGGATAGCGGTCGCCATTGTCCAAGCAGATCAGGTCAGCGCATATCCCTTCCGGGTGCATGTTTGTGACCTTGGCGAGGCGCAAATTAGTCATATGCCGAAGCTCCGCCCAGCTCAGAGAGGTACGGGGATTTGCCGCCGGCCTTCACCTGCAACCTGGCAATGAATGAGGTGGCGCGCTCGAGAGAGACGTGAGTAGTGAAGCTCCGAAACGGCATGTATTCGTGAGAAACTGACTCGACGTAACCCTGCCAGTTCATGGCCCCCTCTGTCACCAGGAGCTCATTGCCGATTTTTATCTTCTCATTGCCCTTCAGGGACAGCGAGCCCTCTTCAAAGACCACGTTGTCTTTGTTCTGAGCGATCAACTGGGCCAGCTTATCACCAAGCCATCCTGAAAAGAAACTCAGGTCTTGCTGCCTCCCGCTTTCATCCTGCATCTGGCCGCCGCGGCTGGTGGCACTGCCCTGCTGGTGCGTTTGTACCTCCATCTTGCGTACGCCGTAGAGCAGGTTTGTGGCGTTTTTATAGCCGTCCAAGGTGTAGTCATTCTGCCCACCGACAGCGGACTGCATCTTGAGAAGGCTGGCATCGCCAGGGTACCAGTCAGGGTTATCCACCCAGTAAAAATTAGCGACACTGGCGTCAGACCGGCTGAGCGTGATATCGGTAATGTCGGCAGCCGTTATTTTTACCTGCTGCGGAACCTGCGTGGTATGCAGCGCATTGATAAAATTCCCGTACACATCCCGGTAAGGCAGCGGCCGGTACATCAGAAATACGCCTGCTTCCTCGTCCTGCACAAACAGCTCATTGAAGGCGCCCACGTCACCATAGATCGACATGAAGTCGAAGAGGGAGCCATTATTGAACCCCTGAAAGCCCAAGCAGCTTACATTGGGCCGATTAAGAGGATTCTGGCTGGCGCTCACAAGATCAGGAGAATATGGGGTGTACGGCTGAATATGCATGATCGGGGAGGGCGGTATCGGAGAAGCCCCCAGGAGTGCGATTTGCTGGCCAGCCGTCAGCCCATTCACAGTAGTATTCAGCCCTGATATGAATGAAGACGTGGAGGTTGCAGACGCAATAACTAGCGACTCCTGCCGCATCTTGTCGATGAGGTTGTTGATTATTTTATCCCTGACCGTATCGACAAATTCAGCGGCTGACACAGCAACTTTAAAGAAGGCCCCGAACTTCTCAAAAAGAGGGAACGCACTGGTTATATTGTCACCAATGATGTAATTGTTGGCATAGAAAATGCGGAATATTTCAAACAATTTCCCGTAGTCATGCCCGCTAATGCTCACGCCCATAAACGGTTTCCCATCGGCTGACATGGCGCGCGAGCGGGTAATCTTGCTCACAAAGCCGCGCATGACGACAGGGATATTGCCGGGAATGGATTTATAGGCTGGGTCTGACTGATTACGACAAAACCTTATTTCAATCAGGTCCATGGGCTCGATGCTGGCATAAATCGAATCCATGGTGTCGGGCCGCATAATATCGGCCAGCATGATATCAAACGTACCGCTGATGCTCTGCCGGCTTTTATTGGTTTTCACATGGCCGTTTTCGGTAATGTAGGGAGTCAGGTCTACATTGAAGGCACCAGCGCGTGCCCGGTCAGAAGCGGCCAGGTTGCCGCCTATAGTCGTGCGCACCACATTTTTGTAGAGCCTTACTGACAGAGCAGGACGATCAACGTTCATTAGTTTCCCACCCAGAAAGTGTCATGATCCTTACTGCCAATCTGCGCAGACCCTGGTACACCTGCGGCTTTGGGAGGCGAGGAAAATACGCTCTTTTTCTTGGAGCCGTCGGTATTCTGGATGACTATATTTATTTTTGTCCCAGCATTACCATTATTGCGCTCTGTTGCAGCCAATTTAAGCATGTAGTCAATACCATGCTCTTTCATGGCGTCAGTGCCGGCTGACCCTCCAGTTTGATAATCCCTAAGCCCAGTGACACCCATATTATAGGCAAGCATTCCAGATAACTTGTCACCACCAAAGGCTTTAAGATTGTGCCGCTCAATTTCTGCCATAATTTGCATGGCAGCATTAAAGCCGCCCTTGCCTAAAAGTTGTTTAGGGTCAGTAATTCCATACATTCCGCCATATTGACGAATAGCACTCTCCCGGATCTGCGCCGGGCTATATGCACCATTTTTTGTGTCAGAATAATCTAGATTTCCATGACCCCAGCCTTCGACGCCAAGATTTGCTTTCATCATATCTATAATGGCTGGATCGCCACCAGCAGCTGCGGAAATAGCGGCTTCTTCACTGGCGCTAAACTGAAGCTTACGGCCTGTTCCTCGCAGTTTTGCATGGCGCGCATTCAGATCAGCAAGGCCGGCAATATTAGCAGCATAGTCAGGGTTTTCTGGGTTGGTATCCCAACCACTAAGACCCAGCTTTCCTGTACCAAGAGCATCATTCAGTATTTTGGATTGCGGCAAAGCTCCAGAATCTTTGTAAGTACTATCAGCGCCAAGCACTGTTGCAATACGAGATACGATTTCCTTTAAATCCGTCATTACGACAAGACTTTTACTGCCAAGATCAGTGAGCGACTGCTCCATGTCCTTTGTTGCGTTGAGCAAGTCTTTTCCGGGGTCCGATTCTTGTCCATGAGCAGCCGCTAAGGACAACAGAACCCGCCTCATTTCATCAGGACTTTTCCCTGCCAAGTCATTAAGTTTTCCAGTCTCTCCCTGCATATCCTGGCGGTGAAGAAAATCTTGCCTTAACTGCTCTAGGCCACCGGCATCAGCCCCCATGACTTTGCCCATCGTCTGGAAGCCGGTGACGCTCATATTGTTGATATCAATGCCAGATGCTGTTAGTGAGTCGGCCATGCCTCCAAACTTATTACCAGCACCCTTCATTAACAGATCAAGAGCCATGCCTTTATGCTCATTCCCTCCAAAAAACATGCCTGCCAGCGAGTCAGCAATTTGCCATTCAGGCATGCCTTTCGACCGCAGCATATTCGACAAAGCCTGAGCATTAGTTTCATTGCTGTCCATCCCAGGAGGCAGTTTTCCTTTGCCAATCCAGTCAGCACCAAGGGTAGTCTTACCAAATGCCCCCTGCATGGTGCCACCGAGGCCGCCCTCCATCAGGAATTTTAACTGGAATGGATCGAGGCCAGGATGCGCCTGGTGGAGAGAGGCCATGATTGCATTAAGGCTTGCCTCCCCCTTGCCCCCGCCCTGCCGATAGCTGCTATCAGCCTGATTGATCAGGCCCGCTGCGCCCTCGATATCGACACCCTTGATGCCCATGCCCGTCAGCGTGCTCAGGTAGGACATGAACTGCTCGACATTGCCCTGCTGGAACGAACTCTGCGCGGCCCGCTGGACGAAGCCGCTGACCACGCTCAGGAATTCCTCGGTGCGGCTCCCGACCTTGCCCTTGTCCATGGCCTCAGCAATCATCAGCGCCAGGCGCCGGTTGCTGCTGTCGTTTGAGGTAATGCCCTCTTTGCGCATGTTGCCGAAAAACCCGACAGTGGCGTCAGGCTCAATGCCGTAGGACCGGCCAAAGCCGGCAGCTGTGCGCGTCTCGCCGGCAATGTCTGAAGACCCGTCTATGCCGGCCGTGCGCGCATAGTTGAGGCCGAGGCGCCCCAGATCACCAGAGGTGAGGCCGAGGCCGTCACGGTTGTTGCGGAAGCTATCACGGAGCGAGGTGTAGTCGACGCCGGTATCGCCCATCATGCGCTTCAGGGTATCCGTCTGCATGGCCTCCGTGGTGCCGAGGTTGATGGCCTGGCCAGCCAGCGCCATGATGCCCTGGATGCCAGCGAGCGCCAGCATAGCCTTGGACATGTCCAGCGCCATGCTCTTGGCTTTGCCACCATAGTCGTAAGGCTGTTTTTCTTCGGGTTCCGGGCCAGGCTCAGGGGTGGGTTCTGCAGGACCACCTGCTGGAGCGGCAGGCATGATAGGGGAAATGCGCATGCCCATTCCGCCGCGGGCGGCAGCCTGGTTGACGGTACGGCGGAAATAGGCGTCAGCGGCACTTTTAGAGCCGTGCATCAAATCATTTTGATTTGCCCATTCCGCCGCAGAGGGGAACAGCCCAATGATGCCGCGCCCGGCGCTGCCAGACTGCATATCGGAGAAGCCATTGACGAAGCGCAGAGCATTGGTACGGGAGACGGGCTTGCCAAAGGCAGTCGATAGCATTTTCTGCACATTGAACAATTCCTTCATGCTCATCGTGACTTTCTTTATGCCCTGCGCCGTTTTGTCGGAGGCTACACCGATTTTTTCAACAGAAACAGCTACCTTATCGGAAGCCTTCCCCATGCCGGTCAGGGCCGCTTCAGCGCCGGAGGTGTTGGCGGTCACGCCTACCCGTACATCTGTCATTGCGCACCTCCAGCCTGATCAGGGATTACGTCGTCAAACTGGGAAAGGTCCAAATCACCATTATTGATGTCTTCCAGGATTTGAGCCTCGTCAAAGTCATCATCCTCGAAGGTTTCGGTTACCTTTTTGTCCGCATATTGATGCGCCCAGTAATCGGCTTCCATTTCATACGGGGTGATGTTCAGGAAGCGATCATCGTTTGGGGCTAGATTGTATTGTCGCCGGAACCAAAAGGCGATGGTTTCAGACCACGCTCTCCCCAGTTTCCGCGCTTCCTTTTCCTGGGTTTTTGCGAAAATCATCCTCCTTGGCGACGAGCGCCGTATAAATGCGGAGGATATCCTTGTCGGACTCACCGTCATACGCATCAACCATGTTGATGTCGAAATCGGGCGGAACAGCGACAGCCAAAACGGTAATTGCAGCGACTGCCGACGCCATGAAATCAAGCCAGGGAGTCGGCGTCTGGACGCCCTCGGTGAATTCAGAATACTTGGCTGCAATCGAGAAGCGGTCACGGAAGGTCCGGCGACCAAAACGGAATGTGCCTATGCCATCTACCGCAACATCAAAATCTGTTGCTGCGACTCTGCGTGAAATTTTCATGCTATCTCTCCTGTTATGGGCGGCGCGTCCGTGCGCCACCGGATTAGGGCGTAATGCCCTGATTGAATTCAGTCTCTTCGGCTACACGACGGCGGAGCAGACCGGCCACGACCACACCCCCGGCATGGTCCCAGCGCTCGAACTGATCTGCAGCGCCGTGGAAATCGCCGGAGTTGAGCAGGCTGAGCAGGGTAGATCCCTCGAATGCGCCAACGCCCAGGTTGTAGACAAAATCAACCAGTGCATCAAATTCAGGCTGCGTCAGAGCGACAGTGACGAGGCGATTGACGGCGCTTTCCGCCCAGGCGATCCCCTTCTCGAGGCGAACGACAGCCTCATCCTGGGTAATCACCAACCCCTCAACAACATCGGGGCCGGTGGTGCCATAGCCAATAGTCCAGACACCGGCAACATCCTGGTAGGCCGTCAGGCGGCAGCCTTCAAAACCCTCAGTCAGCGCCTCACCTGTCTTGCTGTAAGTCATGTTCATGGTTTTTCACCAGTTTTAATCGTTTTCAACAGCAGATAATTAAAAAAATGGCGCAGCGGCAAAATATAACCGTCTGCGCCATCTATTACAGGCCAGTACCCTGCACATCCAGAGCCATGAAGTTGCTGTTGCTGACCACGATAGCATTGGCCTGCACGTTCACGGAGCCGCTGCCATACGAACAGCCGATGTATTTGCGCAGTACTGCGCCGGTGTCTTTCGAGAGCGTCACGATATCAAAAATGAGCCCTTTGAGCGCCCCGTCGCCGTTTTCAACAGCAATACCCAACTGGCGCAAATTGCCTGTGATCAGAACCATTGTGCTGACCGCAACGCTATGCCGCGCGACCGTCGGCACATGCTCCTGCACATGGATATCACCAATACCGGTTGCCGGCTCCAGTCCGTAGTCATCGTTCATATCGACGCCGCGGGCCAGGCCAACCGCAATACCGTTCAGCTGCACGATAATGCGGTTACCGGTCTGAGTTTTCACATTGGTTGCTACTGGCATGTCCTATTACTCCTGATTAACCCGCAGCCTGGGATACGCTGCCAGCATAGGGCACCGCATTCATCGTGCAGAGGATGAAGTTACCCGGAATGATCGGGCTGGCCTGGTACTGCACCGAGAAAACATCACCATCGATACCTACAGTGATGTTCTTGTAGGCAGGATTGGTAGCATCGCCAACCAGCACGCCGGGGCCGTTCGGGGGCGTCACCGCGCAGGCGCGCAGGACGGATTCTGTTGCTGCCTCGATGGCACCGAGAATGGCCGGGGAGCCGCCCTTGCCGCGATAGGGATCCACTGCGTTGCGCACGTTGCGCTGCACAAAGTCAATCGCAGCGCCGGTGGACTGCTCCACGCGGTTGTAGTTGTTGTCGGTCAGCCAGGTACTGATCGACTGCGCCACACGGAAACCGGTATCAGTGTTCAGGATACAGAACACGCCCGCTTTGATCAGCGGGTCGGTATCCAGCGGGTCGACCAGATCGCGCTCAACGCCACTGAAGGTCATGCTGACATTGGTAAGCGCCACGCCGGGGGCGGCAGCAGCAAAGGCGGCCGAGTAAACAGCTGCAGCCATATAGGGCGGCAGCAGGACCAGCGTGCCGGTGGGGCCATAATCGTAGTAGCCCAGGTGGCAGTACGAGGTACGGTCACTGCCGATGGTGACAGGGACGGCAGCGGCAGCCGTATCCGTGGTACCGATGGCGTCACCCACAATTGCGCGGCGCTCACGCTTCCCGACAGAGGACATGTACTGCACATGCGCATCGGTCATCGCCCAGATGCTGGGGGACGAAGACAGAGGGGTAATCCACTGCACATCCTTGGTCTGGATCATGGCAAAGCAATCGCTCCAGTCGCCGTTATCACTCGAAGGCAGCGTGCCACCGGTCAGGTAAGTGAAGGGGCTGTAGCCGAGGGTTCCATAAGTGCCAACGGCGCCGGTAACGAACGGGCTGGCGCTCGAGTTGAGCCACTGGAGGACGGCCCAGACATTGGCGGTTTCCGTGTAGGCCACCAGGACATTTTCGCTAGTAACCGGGTCCAGGCTGCCCAGGGTAGGATTGTTTTCGGCGCCTGCCACGGCAGAGCAAGTCCAGCCCGTGATGGAGCCAATATAATCCGCCAACTCCTGCACCGTGGAATAAATGGTCAGGTCGATGGTGGTGGTAGTGGTGGCATATCCATCATTGGTCGCCAGAATCACCTGGGTTCCATTCACTGTCATGGTGGCGCTGTCGCCACCATTGACGAACTGGATATTGAACGCCTTGGAGTTGATGTCGTCGCCAACGGTATACGAATTGCCAAGCTGGGTCGTGACGCGGAAACCGAGGTCCGTGCCTGCCT